GGTTTGAGCTTAGGCCCAGCACCTAGTGTGGTTGCGTCCATTAACTACTTGTCCTTTTTTACAAAATTACCATCGGCATCTTCTACCCATGCTGTACCTGTTTCATCAGCTTCAGCATCGATCTCTGCCATCTCATCACTTGCTTCGTCCGCCTTTACCGCTGGTGCAGTTTCTTCAGCTACTTTTTTAATAGCATCTTTACTTTCTGCATCTGGTTCTGAAATACCTTCTCCTGGTACTTCATTCGGAACGGCTTGTGGATGATCTCTATAGTATTCACCTAAAACATCTTCACGTTTTTTGATGATCTTACCACCCGGACCTAATTCATCGCCACGTGCATTTACACGAGCATTTCCTACAGCCGGAGTAAGTTCATTTCTTTGTCTAAGCAAATCCATATCAACCATTTTACCTTGCATTGATTTATATTGCTTTCGACCGCTTTGTTTTACTGCCATAACATTCTCCTATTATATACGTATTTATCTAAGGAACTCACGCCAGTCTAGTCCAAACTGGATTGAGTCTATCTTGTGTATTCCAATCAAATATAAAACGTAACTAGCAGTACTAGATCCACGTCCTACACCCCATAGTATGTTGTTATCACGCATATAGCTTACCAAATAAACCATATAACGTAATAAGTTATACATATCTCTTTCTTCAAAAGCTCTTAATTCTGATTCTACCCTTACTATTTCTTCTGGGTTTTTACATTTACCAATAACATAGTTTTCAATATCTAAGTTCTTATATTCTTCTGGCATAAACCATTCTGATTGTAATGTCTTATCAAACTTGTCTTTGTCAACATCAATTGGAACATACTTTTTAAGTGTATCAATTCCATTTTCTTTTGCATGAATATTAAATTTATCTATGTCATCATTAGGATCACATAGTACCACATGACATTTATCAATATGACCTGTATAGATCATATCTAATAAATCCTTGTTAGTAAATCGTGGTATTCCTAGGTTATCTGTTTTCATCAGCATATATATAGTTTACTCGATGTTGATTAATTTGTCAAGATCATTATTGGATCCATTTGCTCGTTTTTTCAAAAGTCGATCCCTGCTCTCAAGTTTGTACATATCAAGCATTAAATTTATTTGTGATTTGGCTTCCGGATTTCTAGTTTGGAAATATTTTTTTGTCAGCATACTAATCTTTTCTTGTATCTGTTCGTCTGACATAACCGAGGTATCTTCACCTAGCGGATGATCCATAATAATTACCTATTAAGTAAATACGCCAACGTACTCTGCATACACAGTAGTTCCACCATCGTCAGTCCAAAAGTCTACTACTACTGGATTAACATTTGAAGCAACGTTAAATGGGCTAGGAAAGCCAGGACCATATTTAATAGTTCCGCCACCTGTTGTTGCCCAAGTTACAACTCTAGTTGTACTGTCGCCTAGTGTATCTAATAAGACTAATCTTATTTTTCCTACTTTGTTTGCTGTTGGCCAATCTGCAAATGTAAGTGTAAGGTTGTTCCCAATAGTAAACGTCTGATAATTACCATTTGTAAAGCTGACGTTTTGTGGGCCTGTAATTGTTCCACCTGCATATAATTTTTGCGTGTTAGCAATTAAATTTGCACCACTAACATCATTTCCTAGAAAGTTGTTTGCGGCATTTAGCTTTGCAGTATTTGTTTGAAGAGCTTCAATTTCACTCTTTGCCGCTGTAAAGTTATTTTTAACAGTATTGAAGTTATTTCTAAATCCCTGCGAGTCGTTGTCTTGACCTGCTATAGGAAATGTTGCATCAATGCTGGTTGCGTCTATATTACTTGCCATTTTTGTTCCTCTCTAGTGTATATATTTATCCTGCTAAACATTAAAGCTGTAATTCCCGAACGGAATATACTGCTCTAAGCTGTTTCCAGTGGTGTTATCAATAACATATCTGTCAATTTCAAAGTCTAGCTGTCTAAAATCAAAGCCATTATTCTGTATATTTAACAGTATTTGGGCACTTGTACCTGGTTTACAGTAGCATAGCGGAATAGCACTTACATAGCCTAATTCTTCTACAGTATTGGTCTGTGCAGTAGACATCCATAATGGTAAGAAGTTTTGCTCTGTAGTTCCTACTTTACTTAAATTTTCTCTCATATTAGTTATATTACTAATGTATCTAGTTTGGCTACTTGGATCACTAATTTTAACTGCATCACTTGATACCTTAATTGGTGTTCCGTCCGGTCTAAATCTAAATGGATCACTTGATGTTGTAGCTACTAGTCCTGCTGTTAGTTCAGCACCACTTCTTGTAGTTACTTGTATAATACCATTAGCGTCAATAGTAACACTACCACCGTTTCTAGATAGGATATTTAGATCATTTCCAAATGCTCTAACTAATACTGTTTGACCAATTGAGTTGGTAATTTCAAATACTGCCAATCCAGCACCTTCTTTAGATGCATCATCTCCTGTTTCGTACTCTACACTATCAACAGTAATTTTTCTGTCATTTAAAATAGTTTGTTTAGATGCCACTGAAGTAACACCTGATGTTATATCACTAGGATCAATAACTTCAACATATATAACTTCGTATATTGTATCTGTACTTCCTGTCTTTCTTGCTATCGCAGATTTTATTGCACCCATTTTAAATCTTTTTCTTTTATGATTTTTTCTAGTTGCCGCGATGTATTCTCTAATCTCTTTTGTTTCCAATCCTGAATAAACTAACATCTTAACCTGCTTCTGTAAACCAAATTCTGGATCGTTTGGTCTATAAATTGATGCGGGTGTAAACACATTAGGATCACCGATGAAGTTGCTGTATGCAGACCTCTGTGTGCTTTTAAGAAGGGGTTTTACGTAGAGATTGCTGTACGTTATGTTGTCAGGATCGCTTACTATAATATTGAATTCTCTTGTAGTAGCACTAAATCCAAATCTATCCCTTGCTCGAATTGTAAACTTAAATTTTCTATCAGTAGTAGTTGTACCACCGTCCATTGAAAAGTCGTTGCCATCAATAGTTGTTAGTCCTAGTAGTGTACCACTAGCAAACTGTCTTACTTTACCTACTATCTCACCATTATAATTTAATACAAGTCCTGGTGGTAAAATTCCTGCTGTAATATCATATAACAATGATGATGTTGAAACTGTTGTTGTAGCACTTACGGCAAATGTACTGATAAAGTTTGCATTAATGCTACCAAGTGCCGCCGCAGTATTCCAAGTAATTGTACTTTCAACTTCACCTAATATTTTAATTGTAAATGTTTTTTGTTTTTCAGCTATCAAAGATGCTTTGCTAATACTTGTATATCTTTTAGCTGATACAGTAAATTTATATTCTTTAGTTACCGCAGGCATATAAGGTACTCGTCCTGCAATCTCACCACTTGTTGGATCTATTGTCATTCCTGGTGGTATGGTACTTGTTGTACCGTCATCATTATTCTGTTGTAGTTCATATGACAATACACCAGTAAGTGTATTAGGATCAAATACTTCTAAAAATATTGTTACATAGTTGTTTGCTCTTTTGTAACCTAAGTCTGCTGGAGTTAACCATAATGGCGTTCTTAGATATGTATTATCAGCAGTAAATATTCCTGTTCCTATCTGCATGATAGTATTATCTGCACGTAGGAAATCATCTCCAACTAAAAATATTTGAAACTTACGTTTTTCAATAGTATCGCCATCACTAACACTTACAGTGAACTCGTATATCCTGTTTAATTTCTTTGGACTTTGTGTAGGTATTGCGTAGTCATAACCTTGAGTATCATAGTAGTAACTTTCAAAACCGTTTGCACTTCTCATTCCATAATCAAAAGCAAAGGTATCATATTGTGTTTGATCGTAATATCCATTTCCGCTTCTAGCATCTAAGGCCATTATAGGATCAACAATACCAACTAGCTTACCATCTGTGGTTAGCGTTATTCCTGGAGGTAGCGTACCGTCACCATCTGATATAAAATATTCTAAACTTTGTCCTGTTGGTAAATCAGCATCAATGGCACTTAATTGGAAGTCAACTATGCTACTATCTAATATGTAAAAACTGTTGTTAGGTCCTAAAGGTAGTTTACCTGTATTAGTTGTCCATACTGGATTGTCAGCACCTTGTACTTGAATCTTAAATGTTCTATCTCTAGTACCATCATTGTTTTTTGCTCTAAGAACAAATTCGTAGTCTGTATCTCTTGCTACTTCAAAAGGTGTTCCTACAATTTTATTATCTAGTAAACGCATACCATCTGGTAATGATCCACTAATAACTGTAATAACATCTGTGTTTAAATTAATATCTGTAACAGAACCAGATTCTAAAAATATGTCTGGAGCACTTGCTTGAGTATATGTTAATTGGTTACCTACTATTTGTTTCATATAATCTTCTACGCCATGTGCGGCATTTGTTTTGTAATGTAGCACCTGACCTGCTAGATATGAATAATAGTAAACACCGGTAACACCATAATATACACCACCAGCATCTGGAATGATTCCTCCTGTGTATCCTTGTGACTTCGCTACTTGGTAAACACTATTTTGGGCTTCTAAGAAACTATATCCAAACGCATGAGATCCTCCTGCGTAAGGAATGACCGTATCTGCTGTACCATGTATGTTTAAAAACTTTCTTCCTTTTAAAGGAGTCTTTGCAGTATTGTATTCTGCTGTCGTAACACCTGTTTCTCCAGATGGAATATAAAATGTATCATTTCTAAACATAGGATCAAAGAATTGTGTTCCTATTGTACAAACGACATCCAAAGATGTATCATCTATCTGTACGTATGCTCTATTAGCCAATGCCGCACCATTACTAAATCCTACTATTCTAATTTTAGTATTATCAACGTTTGAATAATTTGTTAATTGTGTAATTAAGTCTTGCAACATTTCAACGTCTGGTGCTTTTGTATTTTCGTGTGCAACGTTCCAAGCATTATTATAACCAGTTGGTGCAATAAGAATATGATCACCTAAGTAATTTTCCCAAGCAGTAATTTCGTTAGGACCATTACCACCATTACCATGTAATAGTATTGCAACAGGTAAACGTTTATTTGTTAGTGCAGGTATTGTTGGAATTCTAATAGCAAAAGGATAATCATATGTTACAGATGATCCACCTTGTGTCCAAGTTTTGGAAATACCTATATTTGTAGCATTTTGTATTCTTGATTGAGCTGGAAGACTGATAGAAGTTGTTCCTGGATCAAATCCTGTTCCACTTGCTGAACCTGGAGCAATAGGTAAAGTGATAGAAGTCGTAACTCTTTCTTGCAGAGTTGCTAGTCTATATCCTGAATTTTGTGTCCACTGTGGTACTGCCATATCAAATCCTTACTGTTACAGTATTTATCGGATCGTGATGGCTATTAAAATGCTCTTTGTTGTTTTGTGCTAGGGCCAACAATATATGGATATACGGGCTGTAAATTTGAATCTACTGTTACATGATAACAGTATGTACCAGCAGTATATTCTGGTGTTTTTTCAAATCTACCGTTGTATTCATCTAATAAACCTGTACCAATTTGATACTCATGATCGTTAACAAATGTACCTGCTGTTTTGGCACCGTACAAGTAACCTCTACCTGTAGGTTCTGTTGAATAGTATTGATAAGAGCTTGTCATTCTAACTACTGTTGATGATGGATCATTGTAGTCTGAATAACCATAAGGTCCGTAAATAGGATAACCGTCAAAACAATATCCTAAAATTTTACTGTGTCCATCTGCGTGTCTAAAGTGATCTCCACTAAAGTTACTTGCTGTATAATATGTTGCCGCCGGAGTTGCACCTGTAACCATTGCTGTATTCCAGCCTGCACTTGCTTCTGATGAACCTGTTGGTAAGTTTAAAAACTGTCCTGACATATAATGATATTGTCCTGAAAGCTCTGGCCATCCACCTGCATCATCTCCGCCATAGTTTGTTCTAAATTGTACAGCATTATATTCAAACCCTGTACCTGGTGCGTCTGTACTTGGATCTAGTCCTGGAGGTACCGCGGCAACTCCCGCTGATGGGCTAAAAAATACAACACCATTGTTCATAATTCCAATTGGTGTAAGAGCAGTTACTAATTGTGGGTTAGACGTATTAGTTCCACCTCTGTAAGTAAATGAATAGTTATATGTTTGTGCCGCCGCTGTATTGGCGCTTGGTGAAAATGCGTTATTACCGAATGCCTTTCCAAATTGTGCTGGATTAGGTAAACCGTTTGATGTTACTGTTAGTGTTGCCATTAGCTTATTACTCCTGCGTCAAAGGATCTTGCATCTGGTGTTAACATAGCACCAAAGTCAATATCAGTTTGATATATTAACCAATCTGACAAACCTCTAACATCGTTACTTAAAGATCCAAAATCAAATCCAGCTGTATTAGGTTCAATGTTTCTAATATCAACCCCGTATACTAAACCTTGTACGTTACCAGTTAAGGCACCTGCAAAGTTACTTGCTGTAAGTGTATTTACATTTGAAATATCATTTCCTTGAGCATCTAAGTTTCCACCTAATTGTGGTGTAGTGTCTGATACAACATCAGCAGTAGAATTAATTGTTAAAATATTTCCACTTACACTAGTGTTTGCACCTGCTCCACCTTGAATGTTTAATGTTTGTCCATCTGCTAACTGCATACTTCCTACATCAGAAACAACATTTAATTGTTGTAATCCGCCTGTAGCATTTATAGTAATACCTGTAGTAGAACTAGTTAGTGTTACGTTAGATCCTTGAACTAATTTTTTTAATTGTAAAGCTGAACCAACCTTTTGTGCAAAAACACCCTCACCTGTATTACCTAAATTAGATACAGTTGTTGACTCTGGTGAACGAAGATCTAAATCATCAAAGTTTTGATTAACTTTAATAAATGCTTCACGCAGATCATCACCTGTTCCGTCGTTTGCTAGTGTTCCTATATTAATTGTTTGTAAAGCCATATTTTCTTATCCTATACTGTATTTATGCTCTATAAGTCCGTTTGATCATTACCACTAGTACCTCTAAATTTAAGAGGATTTGGACTGCTATAAGGCCAGTGTGCTACTCTGTTAGGAGCACCGTATAAACGTGGGTAACTGTTACCATAGCTAAAACTTTCTGCTGTACCACTGTCGTATGCTGTTGGTGTACTATTATCTGTTAAAAACTTTTTAAACTGTGCCGCAGTTCCACCTGGGTTTGCTTGTAGCCATAAAGCACCCATTCCACATATTTGTGGAGCCGCCATGCTAGTTCCACCAATCTTAGCCATGTAGTGTGTTGAACTTCCTGGATATAGCTGTTTACTTCCGTATGCACTTACTTGGCTAGTTGCACTAGAAATATCATCACCTGCGGCAATAATATCTATCCTTGGTCCGCGTTCACTATCTATTCTAACTTTTTCTTCACTACCATATTGTTGAGTATCCATATTTGCGACAAATAAAGTATCTTCACTATGTGGTGAACTAGGACGATTGTAATAGAATCGATATGCTCCATAAGTAGCTGTGGTGTAATAACTGTCATATATACCACTTCCATATTGTCCTGTTGTTAGATACGCACAAGGGTGATATGCGTTACCGGCCGCCTTGACACAAATAATACCTGCGTCAGTTAGCTGTTGTTGTTCTACGTCTGCTGAACTACTTTGTATAGGGTGTTTACTACCAGTCATTCCATAGTTTACAAATGCACTTGAAAAGTTTGCTGGTGTAATATTCTGATTAACACCTTTGAAATAGATTGATGTTAGTTGTCCATTATTTGAATATGTATTAGAATAACCCCAACTTTGATTTACAATAGTAGGACGTCTAAATCCTGTGTTAGGATCAATAGGTTTTTTCAAATGCCATTCTCTAATAACATCATAGATATCATTCATTGACATAGCACTCGTTCCACCAAAAAGTCTTACTGAATATAGTTGTGCATTCTTGGCCCAACCGTATGTCTTACCTGCGGCAATACCACAGCAATGACTACCATGAGCACCTGCTCTGTTCGTATCTGAATAGTTGTTTGTATAGTGACCACTTGGCATGGTTCCACTTACACCAGATGCCGCATACCAATCTATTTGATTAAATCTTGTAACCCCATTGTAATCTTCCCACTCAGGATGTCCTGTAGGATCAACACCGTCATCTTGTATAACAATGTCTACACCTGTTCCATCTAGTGTGTAGTTGTAATCTCCTGTGAAAGTCTGGTCTGCCGCTTGATCGGCTTGCCATTCTTTAAACAAGTGTCTATACAATCCCCAATTTTTATCAGTTTGTTGGTCAACTGTTGTTCTTTGGAAATTATCATTTTGTACTGCATAAGGTTCAGCATACTGATCTATGCTTGAAGGTTCAACGTCAAGTATTCTTCCATCAGCTTTTAGTTTTTCTGCTTCTGCTGGTTCAAGCATATAACAAGTTATTCTATTGTTAGTTGCTTTTGCGTGTGAAACATCACAGGTTCTATCAGGAAAGACATTTGAATCAACACCAGCATCACTGCTAGTATCTCTTTGTAAGTCATAGTCTATTTCAGCTACATCTATTCCTTTGTTTGTTATTACTCTATATTCTTCTTGTGCCATTAGTTACCACTCGCTTTAAATCCTGTTGGACCTGTTGTGTCTAAACCTTTTTTCTTACTAAACGTTTTACTCTTACCTAAGTTTCCAAAGAATGCAATTCTATTTGAAGTTGCATCTGGACTCATCAAGTTTCTGTTATTGTTAAAGAAGTTAGATGGTGTATTTTCATCTGTTGAACCTTGATATAATAATCCTTTGATACTATTCTTATGCCACCACTCACGTAGTTGTGCAGGAGTGTATCCCGGATTAAGTTGTAATACCAAACAGCTCATTCCTGCTACATTAGGAGTACTCATTGATGTTCCACTGAGATTTAATATTGCAGTACTGTTAGAATTTGTAGCACTAACAATATTTGTACCTGCCGCATAAACATCTACTCTTGGTCCTTTATCACTTGAACTTGAACAGGCTTCTGAACTTGAATATAATGCACTATCTAAGTTACCACAAACAATAGTATGAGGGCCTATGTTACCTGCACCTCTGTTATAGTATATAGGATTACCTGCTGTAATATTTCCTGAATTAATACTTCTTGTAATGTAGTTGTTATAATCCACATCAGTTGAGTAACAAAGTTTTTGTCCTTGGTTACCTGCACTCTTATGATAGTGTACACCTTCGTCTTGCATTTCTTCTACTTCTGCCATCAAGTTGTAAATCTGTGCATTGAATCTATTTGCACCATCTCCGATCATTCCGTATTGTGATTGTTTTACAGAACCAACACTTGATCCTCTAAAGTTTATATCAGTGATACTTGAGAAGTAACTTTTATATCCCCAACTAGCACTTACCACTGTTGGTCTTTTAAATCCTGTAATTGGATTAACAGTTTTTGCTTTGTGAAATTCTTTGATAGCATCAAACCAATAGCTTGAGTTTACTGTATTCATATCCAAACAATATATGTTTGCGTTCTTGGCCCAGCCATATGTTTTACCAACTGCCGTTCCGGCACAGTGAGTAGCATGATAGCTTGAACTTGCTGAATTAGTATAGTCTAGTGTTGCTATTGAAGAACAGTTAGGAAGTGTGTTCCATTGAAACTGTTGTAAGCGACTGTTACCGTTCTTGTCTTGCCATTCTTCGTGATCATATCTAAATTTTGTTTCTTGGTGTATGTAATCAATACCACTACCATCTAAATGATAATCATGTGATCCACCTATGTCACCTGTCTGAGAACCTGCTCCCCAAGGATTGCTTTCTTGTACGTGTCTTTTAAATCCCCAATTATCTCTTGAAGTAGCTGTAGCATTTCTAATAAATGTTCCTGCTTGTTCGTAGTCTAACCATTCATCGTCCCATACCAAAGGTTCGTTTACACCACCTACTCTTGAATCTTTTAATAATGCTGTTGCTTCTTCATCTGTAAGAGCAACCTCCAACATACGTTTACTAATTGGTCTTTCGTTTACTGTTGAAACTTCTCTGTCAGGAATGTCAGTAATAGATGTAGAAGTATTCAGTTCATTTAAGAACTGTTCCTTGTCTACCCCTTTATGTAATGAAACAACGTAATGTTTTTCTGACATAGTAACCCCTAAACTATTGTTAAGTTACCTACCATGCCCCCGTGAATAGTACACTGGTATACCAATGACGTATCACTTGGTTCATGTGGTACTGTAAATACTTGCGTTCCTGTAGTACTTCCACTAACACCTTCTGTGAATGAACTACCACCATTTGATACTCTAATTGCAAATGGATGTCCTGATCCAGTAGTGTTATTAAAGATATAAGTAGCACCCTTGTACAATGTAAAGTTTGGATTGTCAGCTGTTGCACTAACACCTGGTCCTGCAAATCTATATGCACTTGCACCATTTGATGTTACCGTGTAGTAGTAAACTGGACCTTGTGTTGCCGCCCAAGCACTACCATTGTAGTAAACCATATCACCAGCCGCCGGTGAACTTATTGAAATTCCTGATATTGTATCATTTACCCAAGCACTACCATTCCATTTTAAGAACTGTCCTGAACTTGGAGTTGATATAGTAACATCTGCTAGATCATCTAGATCAGTATTACCTGCATTAATTGTTATGTTACCTTCTGTATCACTTGCAGTTGTTATTCTTGTACCACCAATAATTTTAATTGATTCGTTGCTGTTAATTGCAATCATCGAAGAGTCATCAGCACCTATGCTAAAGCTAAATTGTCCGCCTGTACTTTTCCATGTACTACCATTGTAGAATACAACATCACCTACGTTGGCATCATATATCATATCACCTGCTTGTCCTGTTAAACCATTTATTCCATCTTGGTCATAACTTCCTAGTCTTAAAGGTGTTCTTTGTAATACCACAGCATTCGCGGCATCAAATATAATATTACTTGCACTTGTAAATGTTGGTACACCAGTTCCTGATGTTTGCATTGTGTCTGCTGTAATAGTTGTTGCATTTATAGTTGTAAACGATCCTGTTACACCTGTTAGTGTATCAGTTGTTTTGTTGTAAGTTAAACCTGAATCTCCACCAAATGAACTTGCATCATTAAACTGAACCTGTGTATCAGAACCTCCTGGAGTTCCTCCTCCACCACCGCCACCTGATGAGTTAATTGTAATTGTATCTGTACCTGAGTCAGTTGTAATTGTTACGTTGGTTCCTCCAACAAGAGTTAATGTATCTGTTGTTGAGTCTGCTGTAACTGTATTCTGTCCTGCTACTGCTATGTTGGCAAATAAGTTTTGTGTTCCGCCGCCACCAGTTTGGTCAACCCAAGCTAGTACTCCTGATCCGTTTGTTTTTAAAACTTGATCTGCACTTCCATCACCGTCTGGTAAAATAAATGTTGTGTTAGATGTTAGTGTAGCTGGTGCTCTAACGGCAGTATAGTTTCCGTTATCACCTGCATAGTATCTAGTTTCTGCGGCACTTGCCATCTTAAAGTGTGTGCCAACTGTAATTTCGTTTGTTCCGTTATCTAGTGTGCCACTTACGTTTACGTCTGTTGCATTTATTGTTGTACTGTTTAAAGTTACAGCCGCTAATGTATTTGTATTAGGATTATAATTAAAGTTTGCATCTGTTCTAGCTGTTTGAGTACCACCGCCATTGGAACCTACAAACATTGGATATTGTGTTGCCGCACTATTGTCAGTTGTTACTGTGATAGTTGCCGCATCAATATTGTTTAATGCACGAGGTCTCCATTTGTTTGCACTTGCTACCCAACTTAATGCATAATCATTTTGTGGAGCAACCGTAGTAACATCAACATCTGATAAGTCACCAATTTCTGAAATAGAACTTGATACTGTTCCTGGTTCCCATCTGCTTTGTGCATTGTCCCAAATAAGAGCTTGTCCATTGTTAGCACCTGCTGTAACTACATCATTGATATCACCTAAGTTTAATGATGCTGTAACTGTAATTTTTCCTTCTGCGTCTGAGGCTGTAGTTATTCCACCGCCACCTGCAATTTGTAATGTTTCACCGTAGCCGATATTTCTAACTGTTGAATCATCAGCCGCCACTTGTATTAATGTTCCACCAGTTTCTTGTGCTAGTGGTATCCAAGCACCTGCGTGTGCAAAGTAGGCTTTACCTGTTGCGTGTACGTGTGCAAACATTCCGTGCCAATCTGTTGCACTTGGTAAGTCTGCCAATGTTGCGAATACGTTTTTAAAATAAACTTTACCAACTGATATATCTCTAGTTGAAGTTGCACCTCTGGCTAAAACTGTATCTAGTGTATCAGCTTCTGTAACAGTTGCTCTGTATTTGAAAGTTTGTGACGCATGGTCATAATAAAGAACTTTACCATCATCACTTGATACCGGAGTAGTTACGTTAGCTAATGTTTGTATGTTTGCCGCTTGTATACGTGCATCTGATCTTGCATTTGAAAAGAATAAATTAGTTGTTCCTTCTACTATTTGATCTGATGTTGTACCTGTTGCTAGATATCCAATGTCGTTTGCAAAAGAACTTATAGCACTTGGTACTGTAGGAATAATTGGCTTATTAGATAAGTCGTTATAATCACCACTGAACGGATTGTTAAATGATACGTTGTTAATTCTTACGTCTGTTGCGTTTACTGTTCCTACGTTAGTAAGTCCAGATCCACCAAGATCTAAATTATCACCGACTGGTAATTCTTTAATCTTTTTATCCGTTGTATCTACTACTAGTGGTATTCTATTTGCCATTTTGTTTTCCTACTAACATATTTATAATGCCGCTATCCTAGTTTTAAAGTCAGCGAAGTCTGTACTTGCCGCTACTTCTGTTTTTAGTGTTGTTAAAGTAATTGTTTCAGCAGTTAAGTAACCAGCACCGTTTGTTAACGTGTTATTGTTTGTTGGTATAGTTGGTGTACCACTTAATACTGAGTATGGAATAGTACCACTTACACCGTCAATGATTACTGTTGAGTCATCTGCTACAACTGAACCTTTTAAATTTCCTATGATGTTTTGTGCTGTAACTGTGCTTGTAGCATGGTTAACTATCACAGTTGAATCTGCACCTATAACATCTCCAATGATACTTTGTTGTATAGTAGCACCACCTGTATTTGAAACACCTAACTGGCCTTCAGCAACAATTAGTCTTGTGTATAAATCTGTAAAGTTGTTCTCTGCTTTACTAAAGGCTGTTCTTATCGGATCTCCGTCACCTTTGTTTGCACTTGAACCTATGTTTATATTTTGCTGTGCCATTATACTCTACCCACCACTATTTCAATTTCACCGTGTCCAGGTTCTAAATGATCTTGTAATGCTTTACCAATAACTGAACCAACAGTTGGATCAATACCTTTTGATGCGTGTCCTGGTACACTAGAAGCTACTAACATATCTCCTTTGTGTATGATTCCTGCCACCTTAACTTTTACTCTACCTGTTAATGCTACTGGAATAACAAACTCGCCTTCTTGATGTGAGTTCATTAAGTAAGCTGGATGTTCTGAAACAACACCTGCTACTCTTGTATCCTTGTGTAATGAACTTTGTGTAACTTCTTTGTCGCCACCAAATATAATAACTGTACCTGGTTGATAGTTTGCATCTGCAACGTAGTTCTCTGCCAAGTCAGCATATTGAGCCGTTGTTGCAGTACCACTGAATGTTGTTGCGTAAACTGTATTCCATTTAGCTGTTGCAGTACCTAGTGTGTAAACATTGTTTAGTCCTGGTATTACACTTGTTGCGTTAACTTTAAGTGGAGTAGCACCATCGGCCACAACAGAAACTTCTCCTGCCGCACTATAACCTGTGTTAGCACCAATACCTATACCTGTTGAATTTGCATCAAGTTCGCCTGGCGCTTCAATAAATGAACTGTGTATCCAGTCAACTGCTAATCTACTTTCACCTGCTAATGCAGAGTTAGTTTGGAATGAACCTTGTGTAACTCCTGTGTTACCTATGTTAACACTTCCTGGTATTGCTACTGTAGGAGTAACTGTACCAGCCGCTGTCATAAACTGAGCACCACCTGGTGTACTAAATTGTACTTCTGTACCTGACGTATCAATAATTAAGTAACTGTCAACTTTTAATCCTTGCATTGACGCATTACCGTTACCATCTGTTTTAACTAGAGCGTTCGCGGCACCTGTTGTTGAAACTGTTTCAATAACACCGCCACCACCTTGTACAACATCTGCAAAGGTTACTTCAGTAACGTCACCTGTACTTGAATCCTGTACAGATCTACCAAGTACTGTTTGGTCAGCTATGTTAATTAATTTTCTATAATCTAATTTGCCGTTGTCAATAGTTGCCCAACCGTTAGTTGCTGTAAAGATACTGCTATCTAAACTTATAACACCTAAGTCATTTTGTGAAATACCTGTTGCGTTAGCTCTTGTAGTTGCCGCATTTAAGTTTAACTTACTTTGTGCAATAGCCGCCGCTGAATTTACATCTGCGTTTACAATGCTATCTGCTCTAAGTTGCATATCAACTGTGACTGCACTTGCGGTTCTTTCAACCTGGATGTTTACATCTGAAACTGCTTCTTCTACCGCAGTAGCAAATTCATGATGTGGTCCATTATTAACTTGAGCTGTAACTGTACCACTTTGTGCTGAAACTATATCAGCTGTCGTAAATGCTCCTGATGTTGCTGTGTATATTAATAAGTTTTCTGCAACGCCTTGTCTTGATACGTTCTTAACTTCAACAATAGTACCAGCCGCACCTGAATTACTTCCTGATATTACGTTACCTGCAACAAAGTTACCACCTGTTGCTGGTGCTGTATAAAGTCTAAATTTACCTGTTAAAAGAAGTGCCTGGTTTGCCGCAGGTGCTTTCATTTCAACATCAATGTTCTCTGGAATAGTATCACCAGCCGCAATCAATCCGTCAACGTATGATTTAGTTGCCGCGTCTTGGTTACTTGATGGATCACTTAAATTAGTAATCTTAAATCCGCCTGCTGGTATGTTTGCAGTAAATGATGTTGAACCATCTCTTGCTACTGCACCTGGTCCTATTGGACTTCCAACTACATTACCAGCATGATCCCAACCTAATCTCTTATTAACGTAACCTCTAACTGCTGACTCTGTTGGAACAGCATCAGTGGCATTATCAGTCATTGTGTCGTCTGCACTAAATTCGCCAACAACAACACCACGTTTGAATCCAATACCATCTAAGTTACTTAAGGCAATACTTGCTGAGAACGTAACAGTACCAGTACCTTGATCAACTGTAAAGAATTTACCAACTCTAAAGAATCCATCTTGGTCTGTACTTACGTAGAATACTCTACCTTTATCTCTTTCGTCTGTTTCTTTGGTTTGGTCTTTTGTTTGTGTAGCTTGACCAAAAGTTGAATTTGGATAGTTTGAACTATTAAATCCACCTGTACCAATGTTTAAGAAATCATGTCCTGTTGCTCTACAAGTTGAAATATTAATTGTAATTTCTGCACCTTCAGTGGAAGCCAATCCAGCTCTTAAAGTTACAACCGATTGTGTATTAACCAGTGTGCTATGAATACCTGTTACTAAACTTGAACTGTTAATTTCTTTACCAGCAACGTCTGTAATTGCAATAGTACCAAATCCTGATCTTTGTGTGTATCCTGTAATCTGGTGTGTCTTACCATCCCAAACAAATATCATGTCACCGGAGTTTAATCTATCTATTTGGTCTTGTGATGTAATTGTTACAACAGCGATAACATCGTCACCTGCTGTGTTACCCATTGTAGTACCACCTGCACCAGCAAAGGTTGTTAGTGCGGCGTTTGTATTATCAATAACTAGTTTAATGTAATCATATGGACTATCAAATCTAATATGTCTTACACCTGAAGCCAATGTAGCCCCTAATGAATCTGTAGTATTAAATGCTAATGTTCTGTAAACTGTTTCTGACTCATCAAATATTAAAGCTGAACTTGGTCTTGTTGTAGTTGACTCAACACCTGAGAATTGGAATGATGAACTTGATCTTATCATCACCTTCTGGTCGTTTGCCAATACTGCTTTTAGTCCTGTTGAACTTGTAGTATTAGCACCAGTTGTTGCCAAGTTTAATTTGTAAACTGTATTGCTTCTAGTTCCTGTTGGAGGTGAACCAGGTTGTGTTGGATTTTGTACAGTTGTAACTTCATATCTAGTTGTACCAAGTGTACCACCATGATCGATTTCAATTTCTGATCCTACTAAAGGAACGTATTCTGTGTCATACACATAGATATATAATTGATCTATTGCATGATTAAATGTTGAACCACCGTCGTCAAAGACCTTAGCAGTCTGTATCATGTTATTGTCTAAGACAATAGTGTCTGGTACTTCGTTTGGATCTGATCCTGTTGAAACTAATCCGTATGTACCATAAGCATTAGATCCGTTTAATGATCTAATCTCAGCACCTGTTCCTGCATAGTAGGCCGCTTCGTTGTAATATGTAAACTGTGATACAAGTTCTGATAATGCTGTATTAATTGCAACAGTACCATAACCTAGATCGTTAACCTGTGTAAAGTCGTTTGCCAACATACTTCTGTTACCAGCAGTTTGTAATGTAATTGCGTAAGGTGTGTTTAGAGTGTAACCAACACCTGATGGTCCTGATGTTGGATCTAATATTAGTGTAGCACTTCCATTTGCTTGGTCATAAGCTGTAACGGCATTAACTTGATAACGTACACCATCAACATAGAATGGGCAAGGTACTTGAGGTCTTTTTATTCTTAGACCTTCACCTGTTTCACTCTGTACGTTAATGCTGTATGCTGTATTTGTACTTAAAATTTTTGTTCTTAGGTTTCCTACAAAACCATCAATAAACATACCACCTGCAAAACGTTTCTTGTTAATGCTTTGTGAGAAACTTGAAGCAGTTTGTATGTAAGGTGATTTAGTTAATACTGATCCTTCTGGATCAAGTACACACATAAACCCGCCATGTCCTTTAACACTGATGTTTCTTAATATGGTTGCATCACCCATTAAGAAGACATCCATTTCTTTGTTGTTCTTAGCTGTACTTGATGAGTTTGTATGATCTGTTAAGTAATGATAACCATAACTGCTAGATTCTAAAGTAGGTAAACTTCCCAAGCCACTTGTTAGAACACTTCCAAGGAATGTAAATTGTGTATTTGTTTTTGTAACTGCGGCAGTTTCACCTGCTGTTGAATCAATTGTTTGTGTTGTAACACTTTGTAAACTTGTATGAGCCGCATTGGCTAAAATGTATGTTCTAATAATAGAACTTAATTGATCAAACGCCGCTTTTGTCTGTGCTTCTCTACCTGCGATGTTTGAAACTGTTCCATCGTAGTATGTGTTAGCTTGATCCCAAAACTTTTCATTACCACCATGTTTAATATCATAGATTAATGCATCAAGAACTCTACCAGTGTCTACTTCAAACTTTTTCTTATCATAAGTAAAGCCACTCCATATACCTGCGGCACCGGCTATCTGTGCGTCGATCCATGCAACGGTTTCATCTTTTAAATATTCTTTGTTTAAAGTTAAAAGTTCTACTGCACTTGGATTGTAAGTTGTTTTTAAATCAATGCTATCAAATGTAGGCTCTCTGTAGAAATAAACGTTACGCCATTGTGAAGTTGAAACTCCGTCTACTGGTTCAATTATAACACGTCTAAATTCATCACCTTTTATTGATACACCGTTTGGTACTCTAATTGGAAACTGTTCTTTGTATGTTCCTGATTCAACATGAATACTAATATTCTTTATTGAAGTTTTGTTACCGTAATCTAGTTCTTCACCAACTGCAAATGTTAACGGTTCTAATAATTCTAATTCTAATGTGTCGTGTGTTGCACCTGCTGTAATTTTTACTAGTCTACCAACTGCTCCAGATGTTTTACCTACAACAAGTTTACCTGGAATTAAGTCTTGGTTGCTTGATATGTTTTGATCAACATAACCAACACTACCATTTGTAATTGTGATTGACCATGTGCTACCTTCAACAAGTTGTGGAGCACTTGCAATAGTTGGACCTGTAATAATTGTTGAAACAATATCCCATTTTGCCGCTACTGCTGATTGTCCTACTGCATCAACTACCTGTGCATTGTCAGTTGTTTGTACATGAACTTCTGGATATACCTTGTTACCTAATGAACAGTTCCAAGTTATGTTTGCTACTGTAACAATGTCACCTGCTACTGCACCGTGAGTGGTTGCAGTTGTAATAGTAACAACACCATTAACATGATCGTATGTTGCACCTGTAATAGTATGTGCAACGCCATTAAATGTAACTGTACCACCACTTACATAAGTGTGAGCATAGTTATTGCTACCTGTGTTTATTGATATAGTGTTTGCACCTAAGCCAATTGTTCTTACTGCAAATTGACCTTGGTATAATGTTGTTTCCATTACATTGGTAATAACTTTTGCGTGTAGAGCCTTAGCAAATGTAATAGCCGCTAATGTTTCTGTTCTTTGTGACTGTCTTGCTTTTTGTCCACTTGCAGTACTGTAATATCTTAAACCTGCATTTCTACTGTGATAGTTTGCAGTTGTACCATCTAGTATGTCTAGTATAATACCGTTAGCAATTCTTGTTAAGTCATTTCTACATTGACTTCTATCAAACAAGTACGTTGGATAAGTTGCGTTCAAGTAACTGATAGTTTCTTCTCTGATGAACTTTAAGTTAGCATCTGTAAGAACTTTTACTTCTTCGTATCCACTTGAACTAGTAACACCACTTGTTGCTACTGTTGAATTACTTACACCACTGTTATATGTAATTGTTTGTTTGTATGGGCCAATGGTTAAAGGAGAAGTTGTTATAACTTCTTCTGCCTTAGCCGCCGCGGCCGCTATTGATTTGTAAGCATAGTTCCAAGCTCTACCTTCACTACCAACTGGCACGTTAGCCATTGCGTCATCACCCTTGGTGCTAACATATAAGTTTGTAGCACTTGCAAATGCTGAATTGTCTACGTAGTATTTTGTAACTGCTTGTCTATCTGTAATTCCGTTTGGTTGTCCTGCACCTGCAAATGAACCTGGGTGGTCATTCAAGTACAATGTACCAGTCATCTCGTCACCTTGACGTCTAGTAATTGATTCTCTTGGTAATGCTTCTGACTTAATCCAATATCCTGCTAACGTTGGATCAAAGTCAGCATCAGTCATTGTCTGTGTTCCAGAACCTCCTGAAGCTACAATTCTTACTCTAGTGCCATCGTCATTGTTTTGTGCTTCTGCCTTTGAAGCATGAATTGACATTTCAGTAGCACTTACATATCTTAGATAATAAGTTGTTCCTGTTGTTAGGTTAGTTGCATCTGTGCTTGATGATTTGTATTTGTATGCAATACCATTTGAAGTAGTTGTAAATCCGTGAGCCGCACTAGCAACAACGTTACCGTTGTTATAACTTGCAATAGTAAATGTATAACCTGATGCGTCAGCTGGTTCACTTCTAACTCTAACTTGTCCGGAAGCACCTGGCGATCCTGTTGAAGTTAAGTATCTACCATCTGCAAAACCTTTTGTAATAACAAGGTCGTCTTCTGTAAAACTTGTTCCGTGTGCTGAGTTTAATGCGTTAATGGCCGCTTGTGAAATGTTAACGTTAGCAATACCTTGGTTTGCCGCGTTAAGTGGTCCACCTAAACTTGGTATACCATCAGTACTAACTATTGATCCACTGTTTGTAATTGTAATTGCATTTGAACTTTGTGTAACAGTAATACCTATTCCACCTTGTAATGCTTTCATTTCAAGAGCATCACCTGCCGCATTTACTTGAGGTACCGTATTGGCTGTTAGTGTATCAGGAACATCACTTAATGCTCTAAATGATATCGATCCACCTTGTCCAAATACTGCATATAATTCTGTAAAGTTTTCGTTAGCTTTTCTAAACGAATTTCTAATACTATCACCAGTACCGTCATTACCCTCTACACCAATATTAATTATTTGTTTAGCCATTTACTAAAATCCTACACTTTCACCACAACCGCAACTTGATGTTGCATTAGGGCTTTTAATATCAAAATATGATCCAAATACTTCTTTCTTATAATCTATTGTAGTACCTAATAAGTACATAACACTCGCAGGATCTACAACAAACAAACCGCCATCTACCTTAATTTGTTCGTCATCGCTCTTGATTTCGTCTTCCATACTCCACTCGTATTTGAATCCAGCACAGCCGCCACCCTTTAATCCTAGCCTAATAGCCGGTTTATCGTGTTCTTTAAGCATTGTTGCCATATGCTCCCTTGCTGTTTCTGTTAGATTTACAATTGACATAGTATCTCTCTTTGCTTTTATTTATCCTATCCTTTATAATCCGAATGTAATCTTATAAATATTGTTGTTATGTTTTTAAGAACTGAACGCAAAATACAATACTTTTTACGCAAAGGTAAAAAGGGTCAACACCATACATACAAACGAAAAAAGACGTTAGTAGTATTTAAGTGCGACGACTGTCATGAGGAGTTTATCCGAGACAAGGGTAAAGTAGACCCTAAAAGACTAGCAGACGACTATAGTCACGTTTGTCCTAAATGTGATCCTAAAAGATTTGCACAAAAGAAAGGTGTTGAGCAACGCAAGAAATTGAATATGCGTATAGATGCTGACACGATTGATATTAGTAAATTATAATACCAACCGTGTAAGCTATTTTGATTATTTCTCTTTTTTCCAAAGAGTCCAAGCACCATAACCAATTGCGGCGTAGGCGGCAATTTTAGCAAATGGTCCTGCAATAAGAACAATTACTCCGATGGCTATAAGCATAGCACCGTCCCAAGATGTTCTTTCGTCTAATCTGGATTTGATCCAGTCTATTGGATTGATCATAATATTTCTCCTTATATTGATTGTAGTCTGTTATTAATAACTTCCCAGTTAATTAACTTCATTGTGCTAGTGAGATATTTCTTTTTGCACTCTTTACCTTCTTTGGTATAATCTGAAAATGAATGTTCCCACATATCCACAGGCATCAGTATATCTGTTTTGAAAGATTGGTTTGGTGTTGTTTTAAGTTCGCCTTTCTTAGAAAGATAAACCCAACCCGATCCTTGTATGCCCATAGCAGTTTTAACAAGCTCTTCTTGGAAATTTTTATAATCACTAAATTTGTCTTTAATAAGTTCCAAAATTGAACCTGTAGGTGTATTAGTTCCTGTTGGTTTCTTCAATTGTGTCCACCATAAATTATGTAGCTTTGCACCACCATAATTAAATTTAGGATCTCCTTCACCTGCATTGTATCTATCCACATATCCTTTTGACAGAACATTGTAATGATAGTCTACGTTCTCCTTTGATAATATAGGAGCCAAGTCACCTATTGAATACGGTAACTTCTCTAGAGTTAGTGATTGCTCTTTGGCTTCTAATAGTTCTCTTATTATCATGCTAATATTTAGCTGATATTATGCGGCTTCTAATAGTGCTGAGTTGGCTAGGTTCTTGTGTTTGGATTCTACCATGATGTCTGCTGACGGTTTAAACGTTAATGCCCAGTCATTTACTGCATGATTCCACATCATATCACTGTGGGCACGTAGTTTAGCTTTCTTGTAACCTTGTTCTAATAGCTCGTCCATGTTAGGTAGTGTATTAGCATCATGACCTACAAGTAGATCTTCACGTGATACAGAATAATGTATGACAGGTCTAACGCCACGCCAACTATCTACTATGCGTAAAAATCTATCGTCGGTGGGGTGTATGTATTCACCAGTTCGTACCCAGTGGTGGTGTATGTCAAGTACGAGTGCGACATCATCTTGGAGTTCGAGCGATGCTTCGATGCCCCACGACATTTCGTCATTCTCGATCGTAATCGTGTTTCTCGCTTCTTGAGATAATCTTGGGAGGACTCGTTGGATACCGGCTGGACCTTGCCTACCTGATATATGGACGTTGCATTTAAAGTCCTGGAATTGTTGGCCGTAGCCCATCCATCTGATGCAATCAACATGATATTCAAACTCCTCTATACTTCTATTTACTATTTCTGGGTTATCACTAGCAAGGACAGTAAATTGTCCTGGGTGCATAGAAAGTCTAACATCTAGCTTTCTTGCAAGTTCGCCTACCTTGGCAAAGTGTGTTTCACAGTATGCAATTACGTCAGGCTTCTTCCAATAGTAAGACCAATCTGCCTGTGTGTAAACAGGAAGTACATCTGATCCTAGTCGAACCATTCGTAACTCATCTCGTAGTCCACCAACATATTCTATCAAGTTATGAAAACTCTGTATGTTGTGAACCATAATGTCCCATAGCCTTTGTTCTGCTACATCTCGTGTTTGCCTATTCAACCATTGTACGGTTGTGCTACGAGTGTTCAAAGGTCGTTGGATCTCTTCTAGCAGTTTTTTCTTCTGCGTCTGATCCGGGTGCATATATTTACAGGCGAAACCTATACGTTCTATCATAATACTATTATACTACTTTTTCTCAAAGGTGTCAACTTCTTTTGCTTCTAATTGTGCATGAACTTTTTTGGCTCTGTTCTTAACTAGCTTGGTATAGTCTGGGTTAGTACTCCATTTATGTAAATGATCAATCTGTGCATTAACATCAATCTTTCCTGACTCAAACTGCTTTGCTCTTTCAGTTCTAAAGTCTTCGTAAACATGAAGTTTGTTAATAATACTAATCATGTTTTTTACAGATAAACATTTTGTTGGATATTTCTTTACACCCCAACTTGCATTAGGATTTTCTTTTGCTTTAAGTTGTGGTGTGTTCTTATCCCATGTTCTAATACCAAATAGATTATTTGCCTCTTTGGCAAACCTACTAGTACCATAACCTGTTTCTAACACAGCCATTGCTATAATGATATCTCTGTGTACTCTTTGTTGTGGTTCAAGGTGTAAGTTAATAAAATCAATACATCTACCTACTGCTTTTACAAATTGTAGATTTGTTGAATATTCAATACTAGGTTCTATGAAACCATAACTATTCCATTCTGCTACAAGACTTGATTCGTATTTTGCCTTGAGTTTTTCTTTTACAAGATAGTTAGGTTTAAACGTTCCGTATGCAAAGGTAATTAACATACCTAACAATGCAATAACGACATAGAACGAGATGCGAAATGCTTTATGTTTAAATATTTTTTTCATAGTTATATTATATTAGTAGTTGAGGTTAAAGTCAAGCGATTTATCGCCAATTTTCCCTGCACCAATCATCAATACAGTCTTTTGGATTTGGATCGCCATGAAATACTGCAATACTTGTCTCTGGCAGTATATTTGGTATACCTTTGGTTGCAAAGTTTCTTTTACCAGAAGCTCTACTCATTTCAGGTCTACCACGCATTTCCCATTTATAACTCTGTATCCATTCATCTGGAAAGAAATTGAAATGCGTTTTTACATTCGCATATAACCAATCCTGATCTCCATGATACCTTGCGGCATGATATTTTGGATCCTTCATAAATTCTGTATATACGTTTTGATGTTGTCCTGGGTGTAATCTAAAGATACTAGAGTTCATACGATCCCAATTAGATTGTATGCATCTATTAAAGTCTCTAAGAACACAAAATTCTCCTGCCTTGTATTCAAACAGATTATCTATGTTTTTAAATATAATAATATCTAGATCCATATAAAGCATTGGACCTTTAAAGTTTAGTCCAGGATTAAAGAACATTGGTTTATACCACCAACCCTTAACGTCAGGGTGCAATGGAATAGGTTGAATTCGAACACCTGAGTCGATGCCTTTAGGATTTTCAGTAAAGCAAATGAACTCAATGGGGATAGTAGTATGTCGTTTGACCATACTGTAAAGTGTATTGACGTACTCAGCACCGTATTTGTCACCGTGTTTTAGACAAACTACATAATTCATAGGCTTATGGCCTCCCTTTAATTATACGGCTGTGAAGTGTTAGCAGGTTGACTCATGAAGTTGTTAGTAGTCATTGCCTTAGATGGGTTAGCACCTAAACTTAATGTTACCCTTGGACCCATTGGAACCGACTTATGACCATACAGTCTTGGAATGAATATTGCATCGCCTGTTTTAAGTGTATGAACTTCTTTTTGACTGTTGTCTTCGTTAGCAGTAATAAATGTAACGTCTCCGTATCCTTGAATTAGTAATACTGATTCGTAATCTCTGTGTATGTGTACACTATGATGTCCGTCACTTAAACTAAAAAAGAAACTAGCATTGAAAAGTGTTTCAGTATCAACCCTTTCATAGTTTTCCATAAACTCTATGTGATAAGGTTTTACTCTTGGATCCATCTCAACACCTGGCAGATGAGCAGTACCTTTTAGTATCTTGTCATCATTTGTAATTGCCGCTTGGTATTGATTAGCTTCTAGTAGTGTGTGGAAGTTAATATTAGTTGCTTCAGGAAATACTTGTTTCCAAACCTTAGGTTTACCACCTGCTCTAGCTTGATTAAGTTCTGCCCAGAAGTTTCTTCTATCCTTCGTAAATTGCACTATTGGCTCCATGTTCTGCACATTCTACTGATACCACATAACATCTGTCATCTGTCTGTGCTCTAATATGTTTGTCAGCAAAGTTAAAGGCGTGTTCGGCAAACTTCTCTGCACCAACTCCGTCCATAATAACAATACTTGCTAGATCCATTTCTTCTAGCTCTCTAAATTTATCTATGTGAGGATCCTTAGAATCTAAAACAAGTTTATGATCAAAGTTATCTTCTAACCATTTCTTGACAGGCTTCAGCCCACCAAAGTCAACTGCCCAATTCTTATTGTCTAATTTATCACAACCAAACTTAAATGTAAATGCTAGACTGTATCCGTGTAGCAAATGACAATGTGAATGATCTGCGTTTGGCTGTCTAAAGACTGCACTCAACCCAATGTTGTGTCCGTAATGTTTTGTACTATAATGTTTACTCATATTTCTCTCCAGTTATAACGGCGGAGTATTTAAAGAGGGTCGACGTTGTTAAAGTCCTCATTGTTTAATTATATAACCTTTCCAATCAAATGTCAACTGTTTTTATGAAAAGTATTGAAACTAATCGTAATACGTTTTGCCGTTTTATTTGGAAGGCTACTATGGTATAACCAACTAGGGAATAATATCAACATTCCGCTTTTTGGTTCAAATTCCATTTTATCAGCAGTAAAGTTTGTTGCCTTGTTATGTATCTCAGACATACGTGGAGTTCTAATAGGACTTTCAAATACTATACTTGCACTTCCTTCTTCTACTATTGGATAGTATGCTCCACTTACAATAGATAGTTCATGTCTATGACTAGCAACATAACCTTCCTGTACTTGATGATTGATCCAACTCTTACCTATGTCAACAGGTTCAAGTCCTGCATCATCACAGTATTCATTTAAACGTTCTTCGATAGTTTTTTTCATATCTGCAAATTCGTTTATGTGTAATAAGTTTTCAACTTGTCTACTACTGGTTGTTCCTTTACCTATATCATCTGGCCAAGTTTCCATATCACAATCATCTAAGAATGCGTTTACTATTTTTGTGTCACAATCTATATGATGTACTTGTACCAGTGTAGGAAAAATATTATAGTCTGCTTTCCTAAACTGTTGATCAGGTATCTGTGCTTTCATGTGGGTCCGTTCTATAATCTCTTAATGTTTGAAAGTGTTCTCTATCATCTCTTCTAATCGTATTAAAACTAATTGTGTATCTTTTTTCTGTTGGGTTTGAAGGAACAGAATGCCTTAGCCAACTAGGAAACAAAACTAACAAGCCATCCTGTGGCATAAAGTCTAAGTTATAAGCATTGTAGTTGGTCTGTCTTATATTGTTCATGTTCATTTGATATGGTTGTAAAGGACTTTCAAAAACCAACGGTGAACTGTTTGGATCTACCTTAGGATAGTATGCTCCACTGATAACACTTCTTTCGTGTCTATGAGCAGTAACAGATCCTTTTTCATACAATGTGTTAAACCAACTTGTAGAAATAAGTGTGTAATCAATACCCGATTCGTTGCTATATTGATCGCAACATTCCTGTATTGTTTTCCAAAGGTCAACTAATCTCTTATCATTTAAAAACATTTCATCACCAGTGATGTAACTGCTTTGACCTTCATGTACCAAAACATGATCACCTGTGCGTTCCCAGGTTTCGATCATATCAATAACAGTCTTTTCACAAGAATGATCCTTCAAGTCGAAACTTGAAACCAAAGTTGGAAAAGCTGGATAGTGTCTAGCTTCGTGTTGCATTAAATTCTTCTGTCCTTTTGCTTGTTACATTATTAATTATCTTAGGCCATGGCTTATTATTGTAATAAATGAACTGTACCTTATCAAAACATTCAAATACCTTGTTCATTTGATATATCCAATAACTTGGATCAACAGGTTTGGTATCAGCGTCATTATAGTTTGGTGTGCTTTTATATATGTTATTAACTTTGTCTGATTCAGATCCTATGTCAAATCCAATTATGTGTATCGTAGGATCAGTCATGTGCTTTTCAGATAGGTATGCTCCTAGCAATAATGCATATGGTCCACTGCCCCAATGCCACGGATCATCAGGCCTTGTGTCGCCTTCATAAGGTAATGGCGGTACTAGCCCACATAGTTTAAATTGGTCTTTCCAATCTGATCTAGTATATATTGAACCGTAGTTACGTTTCTCTTGTGCTTCTATTACCATACGGCGGTCACAACACACCAAATGATGTACATAATAGTCTCTGTGTATTGCATTACAGCCTATTTTTATACGTTTATATGTGTCTATATCTAGGCCTAGCCTACTTTCTCCGTTACCTATTACAAGCATGATACTTTATTTAATAAATACAGTATAAGTTAGGACATGATACGAAATGACAGCATTTTACGATTTTTTTAGATATATTAAGTTGTACTCTACAGACGGTACAACACTAGAAGCTACACTTGAAGGTGATAGTGTAACTGATAGCTTGAATATTAGCAGAGGTAATGGTGTAGCTTTTACAGGGGCTAACGCATCTACGGATACATTTAAGATAGATGTTGATTATGATTTAACAGTACCAGTATCAACCACAAGCATAAGACTGTCTGACGTAAATTCAAACAACAAAGACATAGCACTAGTGGCAGGTGGTAACATGACCATTGTAAGAGATAGTGCTAACCAACTTACTATTTCAGCATTGATTGGTGGTGTTAGTAAGAGCATAAGTGCAATCACACAGGGCAATCCTGCTAGGGTAACAACTACCAACGCACATGGATACACAGAAGCTACACCAGTAACCATAGTTGATGTTGTAGGAATGACCAACGTAAACGGTAACGAATATTTCATGAACGTTATCGATGGTAACAATTTTGATTTGTACACAGACGAACTTTTAAGCACTGGACTAAACAGTACAGGCTTTCCTGCATACACATCAGGAGGTGTTGCTACTGCCGACTATGGTGGAGCCAAACAAGCATTTAAAACAATTAGGGTATCAGGACAGAGTGATGTCGTAGCAGATACCATTGCTGATCTACTTACACTTGTAGGTGGAACAGGTATTGACATAACAACCACAGCAGGTACTGACACAATTTCATACGCAATAGATTCAACTGTGGCGACATTGGCAGGTTCACAAACATTAACAAACAAAACAATTAATGGACCTGACAATACATTAACAAATATTGCAAACAGTTCATTATCAAACAGCAGTATAACTTTTGCAAGGGTTGGCGGTAACTCAACAGCGGCCTCATTGGGTGATACAGTTTCCTTCCAAGGAACTGCAAGTGAAGTAACGGTAGGTGAAAACTCAGGAACATTTACTATTGGATTACCAGCCAGTGTGGCAATCACAACAGGCTTAACTGTAAACGGTATAACGGCAGTTACTGAAAGTGCAACTCAAACACTTACAAACAAGAGCATAGACCTAACAGATAATACTTTGACAGGAACACTTGCAGAACTTTCAACTGCTATCAGTGATGATACTGTGGCAGGTATAGCCGCATCACAAACACTTACAAACAAAGGTATTGATCTTACAGATAATACTTTAACAGGAACACTAGCAGAATTTAATACTGCTGTTTCAGATGCAACTCTAGTATCTACAACTGGTACAGAAACATTAAGCAACAAGACACTTAACTCTCCAGGAATAGATACACCGAACATAACTGCTCCTGTGATAGCACCAGGTGCCACTGCGGCAGGTAAGATAGAATTTATGGAGGCAACAAACAATGGCTCAGGTAAAGTAGTATTAACTGGTGCGGACTCTGTTACTAATAATCAGACTAAAACTATAGCCCTACCAAATGGCTCAGGTACGGTGGCCGTAAGTGTATCAGCACCATTGTCATTGTCGTCGGCAGGTAACATAACTTTAGGCACAGTTCCTATAGCAAAAGGTGGAACGAATTCAACAACGGCCGCAGATGCCAGAACAGCACTAGGACTTGCCATTGGCTCAGACGTACAGGCCTATGACGCAGACTTGGCCGCACTTGCAGGATTAACTTCCGCGGCTGACAAAGGAATATATTTTACAGGTTCAGGTACTGCTGGGGTATATGATTTACCTTTACAGGCAAGAACATTATTAGCCGCGTCGGCAGTTAGTGGTGCAGGCTCACAACGTAAACTATTAACACTTGACACAGATGATGATGTACAGTTTGATTCATTTGGTGTTGGCACAGCCGCTTCAGGTACAACTGGAGAAATAAGAGCTACCAACAACATCACAGGTTACTATTCATCAGACAGCAGACTAAAAGAAAACATACAGAATATTCCAGATGCACTTGATAAGATCATGATGTTGAAAGGTGTAACGTTTGATTGGACAGATGAACACATCAAGGAACGTGGTGGTGAAGATGGTTACTTTGTTAAGAAACACGACACAGGATTAATTGCACAGGACGTACAACAGGTGTTACCAGAGATAGTACGTAAGAAAAAAGACGGCTACCTAGGAATACAATACGACAAGACAGTAGGACTTCTTGTAGAAGCAATCAAAGAATTGAAAGCAGAAATAGAGCAGTTGAAATCTAAGGGGTAGGAATGGCACTTCAAACTTCAGGAGCAATAAGTTTCGCAGATCTTCAAACAGAGTTTGGAGGAACAAATCCCATATCATTGAGTGAGTACATTAGAAACGTTGGTGACACGTCATTGGCTGGCGGGGCCAATGAAATAAGATATACTCCTGCGGTATCAGGTAGTTCTTTCACACTCGGTGGTAGTCAAGCAACAAATCTAGTTGTTCAGAAACATCAAAAATTTATATTCGACGTCAAGGACGCAAACATGACGTTCGCTTCAAACAAATTATATTTTAGCACATCACAGACACTTGGTAATAATAATCTAATAACAGCAGGAGTAACAAACAATGCAACGGCAACAGACGCTCTTATGGTCATTGACTTTAGCAACGCAGGTTTTAGTAGTAGTGCTAGTGGTACACTTGTTGGCTACTTAAAAACTGATACTGCTACAAATGTTACTGCGGTCTATGTTGTAGATACTCCAAGCACAAATTACGTTCAGACACACCCTGGTGAAGCAAAGATAGAACTGTCATCTAGTTTCTCAGGTGGTGATTATAACCAGAAAGTAACTACCTATAGGAATATAGGAGCCAACGAAAATGTAGCAATAATACCTTCAGGTGGAAACGTATCATTCCAAGTAACTTTACCTGGCGGAGCATCCGGTGGTGTGTGGGCAGGAGGTACATGGACCTATGTTACTATAAATGTCTATGATTCCACTTACAATACAAGCACAGGATCAAGTACATTTACCAACTACAGACAGGTTGGTTGGACCAACAACACATCTTACACAAATGGAAGCGGAAATTACATAGGAGGCAGTGGAGCATATTCAAACACCGCCAGTGGTTGGGCTAGTACCGTTGCTTCTTGTTTGAACAGCAACAGTGGTGCACCTAATTATCAATCTACCAGTGAACCTGTTGTAATGAGTGCTTCAACAAGTGGAGCAACACTCACAATGACACTTACAAACAATAACACTGGTCCGATATTGATTAACAAGTACGTTACCAATCAGACTGGAACTTCCAAAGACAGACCTATAAACATAGGTTGGCAGAACAATGCTGGTAACTTTGAAATGATGTATAACGGAGGTGCTGGTGGTAATGGCGAATTTAACACCAACTGGCAAAGGAACGAGTATGGATATCCATCACTGCTTAGATTACAATATGACTTACAGAAATTTGACGGTTCATCAATAGACCTAGGTTACTTTAATCATCTGCTAACCAACAACGCCACAAGAACTGAAGCATTGGCATCAATAAAGTCACAGTCAGAAGCATACTTTCATGATGCTTTAGACACAGGAGAGCTTTATCCTTTGTTAACTTACAATAGCATTACTAATGGATTCAAGATTAGATATTATTTGTCAGGAAGATTAACTGTTACTGCGACCTATCAAAACTTTGGGTATTCTCAAATTGATCAAGGATCAGGTAGTGCGGCAAATGGTGTAGCAAATGGTACGGTCACAACAACTGCGTCAGGACCTACAAATGCTACAGAGCAAAACGTCAATATAAAATATTATGCACAGAATATGAGTTTGAATCATTACTATGGAGGTGAAAGTGACTTCATTTAAAACTAAAGAAACTCAACCAGACGGTACTGAGATTGAAATTGATATGCCTGGACAGGCAAACGATTGTCCACCTTTACCTACACTAGACAAATATAAAGCAAAAGTAGATAGTGAGTCTTTAGAAAAGAAAGATTAACTGTCGGGCTTATTAAGATCTTTTTCAAAAGGAATAACGTTATCCCTTTCAATTATTCTAGCTCTACGTCCTTTAGCTAGTTCTTCTTTTAATGATGAAATTTCTGTAACAACCTTTTCAAAGTCGTCTCTGCTTTTAGCTAACATTTCTGTAAGGCTTTTGACAGCATAGACTACCCACCACCACCATGCAAATGCTATGGATCCGAATGCTACTGCTATTCCTATGATTACGTATTCTGTCCAGTGTTCTGGATCTAACCAAATAGATAGGCAAAGTCCGAGTAAAGCTACCATCGGGGCTATTCTTCCTAGCCAATGCCAAAACTTAATCTGTCCTAGCATTTTTAAGCCCCTATTTGACCGAACGGTTTCCACTCTCCAGGTGTTCCGTCCATGATGCACACCCACCCAACGTATCCTGTTGGAGTCGGATTTGCATTCCAAATCACATCACCTTTTCTATATACGCCTTGAGTTGGCAAGTCGTTTAAGACCTGCATCTTTTTATTCTCGATCTTTATCGGTCCTGATGTACTAAAACATACATCTGGATTCTCAACACCTATTCCTAGTTTTCCTTTAACAGTAGTAATAGAATCAGCATCAGTACCAACTTCTATTCTATTGTTTGATTTTAGTTTAATTCTTGTTTGGTCATCAGTAATAAGTTCCATATCACTTGTAGTGAATGCACCAACTTTTACTGTGTCGTATCCAGGATCAACGATGAACTCAACTTCATTACCTGAAACTGTAAGTTGACCATTGCCTGCGTCAGCACCAATGCCCAAACGCATATGGTCGCCATCGTAAAATATAAATTGATCTAGTACGAAGTTACCTTCTGTTCTTAGATTCTTAATTGTGCCTAATTCTCTTATGCTAGATTTTGTAATATCTGGACCTAGTTCATTTCCTGAAAGCACAGTAACATTATTGATTCTGTATTCTTTAAGAGTATCTACTATCTCAGTTGACATTATTCTATCTGGATTGCCCTGCATTACTAATTGCTTGGTATGTCCTGATCCAGTCCACATTAATCCTTTACCATATAAGGTATCGTTTTCACAATCAAAGTTTAATGGACTTGTTCTGTCATTACGTACATCAGCTTTGATTTCATTAACTTCTAGTTTAGAGGCTTTGATAGTACCTGCTACTTCTAAGTCTTCTTCTACCTTAAGGGTATCTTTAATTAAGTCAACTTTTAAATTGCCAGTAGTTACAAGATCGTTTTCAACTACTAATTGAAGTGACGTAGCTTTGTCTTGTATTCCTAATGTGCTAAATTCTGTAATGGTTCCACCGTGAATCTTATCACCGCTTATCTCATTGTTTTGAAAGTCAGGCTTAGGTAGTTCACGTTTTGCAATAGTTTCAATAGACTCGCCTAGCTTAACTAAACCGTCTTTTACTGCTTTTAATTCAGAATCTTGGATGTCATTTGTGCTCATGTAAGTATTTATCAAACGAGCAACTCGAATGTTTAGTCTAATGTCTTGAGTAATATAGTGTCAGGATTGATACGACCATTGAGCTTGATGTCTACTGCATTGATCTCGTCCAGGAACTTCTTGATTTTAATCTTACCAGCATCTTTAAACTCTTTAAGTTTTTCCTCTGGTTTACGTAGTGTTTTTTGTATGGATTCGTCTTCGCTGAACCCTATAACAGTGGTTCCTTTTACACTCAATCCTGTACCTTCTCTACGTTGATGTAGTGGATCTTTGCTACTAGCAATATATCTACCTAGTTTACGTGTTTTTGTGTTAAACACCCAAAGCTCTTCAGCACCTATAATCTCTTGCGGATTGATACTTGCTAGTTGGAACTTCTCATCATTGACTCTAAATTTAAGTTTAGCAACCATCTTCTCTTTGCTACGGATTCGTTTACGTGGTTTCCTGTTTGCTTTGGCTGTGTCAATGATAATATCTAATGCACCCATGAATAACATTAATGCTTCTAAGTATTTCTTAACATCTTTCTTTTCAAAGTCTGCGTATGCTTCAATTAATTGTTCTGCATAGTCTCTGTCTCTTTCGGACATCTTCTCACGAGAAGCCTTGCTAGGAGGATTCAATACTTCTTCAAATTCAGCAATTTCGCTAGAATAAAACTCTTTTATCTTTCTTGCGTGTGCCTGTGTACACTTTACATCATTTAGATGTTTACTAATTCTAAATCCTTTAGGATCAAACTTGCTAGGATTATCTCCCCACTTGTCCAACCATTCGTCCACAGCGGCTGACATAAGAATTGATTGTGTTTGAATTCTTTGTTGTATGTTTGGTCTATTCTGTTCTAATTTCTTTTCCACTTCTTCTTTTTTCTTTACTTCTTTAAGTGCCTTTGTACCTTCTGTTTCAAGTTCACTTAGATTTCTATTTATAAAATCAGTCATCGGTTTTACTTCTCCCATGGTGCCGGCGAGTGTTAACCAATGTTTTGCATAGGCTTCATGAATGTTTGGAAAACCTTTGTTTAGTAACCTACAACTTGTTCCAAGTGTAGGACTATAACGCCAGTCTGGATTCTTAGAAATAACTTTTACCTTGTTCTTCCATTCAGGAGTGTTCTTACAATATTCTATAATCCACTTCTTATAGTCAGAACCTTTAAACTCCATTCGATAAAAGTTATAACAAGCATCCTTCAATCTCCCAAAACTGGGACCATCCAATTCACTTGCATTAGATATATCTGGCTCGTAATTCTTTTGACTTACTCGCCTCGTAACTCTTTTCTTTCTACGAGGAGCTCCTTTTAAGAGCGATTTGGCCATGTCTGCAATCTCCTACAAATCTATGTAATACAGTTACTATATAGCAAAAAAATAAAAAGTCAACTAAAAATGACTTTTTAGATTATACTTTTTCGCCATTACTGAAGTTTCTAAATGTCTTAAATCTAGGAAATCTTAGACTGTAAGTGTCTGAATCTTGTGATTTTGTCCTAGCATCTGCTCTTATTTCTACTAAAGAATCAATGAGGTTATCACGGTCAGCCCAGAACTGATCACGTTGACTGTCAGTGAAACCACTTCCACAGTTAAGGTGATAAGTGTATCCATCGTCTTCTCCTTCTACTATGATTGCGCCAAGTCTGCCTACGTTACGTCCAGTGCCTTCTTCAACACCAACTACTTTTAATGTAATTTCAATAAATGGTTTGGCTTTTAACCATGCATGAGATCGCTTACATTCGTATACTGCTTTCTGATCTTTGATCATAACCCCTTCATATCCACCGTCTACAGCCGCTTTATTAAGCTCTACAAAGCGATCTTGACCTTCAGGGCTACTTAGATCCACATCTTCCCAGTCCAGTGCTTGTACGTGCTCTAAGGCATCTTTATTAGCTTCTACCCAATGCCATACATACTGACTTCTTTTGGATTGTTCTACTTCATACTTTCCTTCTAAGAACTTGTCTAAAGGTATCATATCAAATAAATGTAGTACTGCATCTTTGGCAACACCACCACTCTTTCTATGTACCTGTTTCATTAAGTCTTGGAAGTTAGCACTCATTACCTCTCCGTCTAATACTAGATCATATGGAGCAGGCTTTTGTTTTAATACTGCTTCTAGTTCTTCTATGATATGTCCAAAGTTATGAAACTGCTTACCATTCCTGCTAAACATTTCTACTTTACCATCTTTGATAACTGTTAGCACCCTAACACCATCAAGTTTAATTTCTATTTGTTTAGGACCAACCATCTTCTTTTCGTGGTTAGCTGAGTCGTGTGCTAGTTGGCAAGTGAACGTAGGAACAATGTATTTGTCAAAGTTATTCTTCTTTGCAACATTGTTTACAGTCTTTTCACTTACACCGCAACGTAAATCCTTAATTAAGATACGTCTATAAAACCCATTCCATTGTTCTGCTGTCGCTGAACTCATTACAAGGTTTATTGCATCTCTGGCCGCATGACCAGTTAATTCTCTTTTGTTAAGTTTATCTGCAAGTTCTACAAATACTTTCCATTCACAACCTTGTCCACTAATTACTGTGTCCTTGGTTGGAACTTGCTTAACGCCAAATGTGTGTAATGGATCAAGTGCCATCTTTACACCTTCAAAGAACTCATCTAGTCCTTCGTTCATTGCGTCTAATAATATTGATTCTTTAGCAAGACGTGAATTGTCTGCTTCTAGTTTTTCTATGATTGCCTGTGGTTGTGTTCTCATTTGTGCCTCTTCCTAATTATTATATACATTATATAATCAATATATTCATTTGTCAAGTCTTTTTTTGGCGGACCCAAAGAGATTCGAACTCCTGGCCTCCAGTTCCGCAAACTGGCGCTCTATCCAGCTGAGCTATGGGTCCGTAGCTTATAGTATAGTTTATTATTTTGGATTTGTCAATTAAAAACTACAGCCGAGTGTAGCTTTTGGTACAATATTCTCTTGTACTTCTTTTACTGTGGGCTTTGATATTTTGATGTCTACGTCTGGTGTTAATTCGCAATTTGAAATCTGCCTGGAGCAACTCATTATAAATGCAAGGAGTACACAGGCGATTAAGATCTTCATTATACTGTATTTATTATTCAGTCATAAAAAAAGGGCAACTGAATAAACAGTCGCCCTTTTTAAGTAAAGCTAATTAGCTTCTAGATGCAGTAGCCATTGCTTTGTAACCAGCGGCAATAACTGCTCTTGAGGCAGAACCTAATCTGTACTTTCTAGCACCAGTCTTAGTAGTGTTTAAGTACACAGGGTATCCTGCAAATCTCAATGATTGGATAACCGCTTGTGGGTTACCTGCTTTAAACTTGCTCTTAAGTTGAGCAGAAGTTAGTTCTGAACCGTTTTTAAGTGCGGCCAATACACTATCTTGAATTGTATTTTTCATGTAATATCTCCTTAATTAAGTTTCAAATACAGTAATAGTATAACAAAAAAGTTTAATAAAGTCAAGTGGTTGTTTGCCAATTACACAAAATCGGGTCCATGTACCCAACCAACCAATGAAACTCTCGTACCTTTTGTTACCGGTACTACCTTGTGAGGCATCCAACTAGGGAAGAAACATATCTCATATTTCTTTAATTGGATAGGGTAACCAATCGAGTCTGGCATCAATGTTAGATCGCCTCCTTCAAACTCGCTTGGATCATTTAGTAAACAACTAAATGAAATCTTTCTACTATCGTTGTTCTGTCCTTTCAGCCCCGCGTCCGAATGAACCGAATAGTGTCCTTTCTTATCTGCACTATACACACTATATTGGAGTGTTTCCAAATACGTAAGTGAGTATCTATACAAATCATCATTTGCTCGGTGTATTGCAGTACCTAGCAAATTATATAATCGAGGGTTAGTTCTTGTGTCAATCCAACTTATTTCGGTAGAACGCAAGTCGTCATCGTGTTCGGCATCACCTTCTCTTAAGTACTCTGCCCGTTGTAAAGGATTAAACTCCTTAACCCAATTATGTAATTCTTCTACCACGTCATCAGTTAAACCCCAATCTTCTATTCTATACTCTGGTGGAGGATTTTGATTTAAATGTGGTTGTGTCAAGTTAAACATCACTTGTCTCCTTCTCTCTGTCTTGTATTGCTAATGATCTAATGTAGCTTCTAGTAACTAGATCACAAAACCTTTGGAACTGTACACCTATCTGTCCGTGTGCATACATACGAATACTGTCTGTTGCTCCTGTGTTTACTACACATCTCAGTTTAATTGGATTAATTAAGAATGTCTTACCTAACTGATTAGGTACAAGACCAAAGTCTTCTACTACTGTATGACAATCCAATCCTGGTTCGTTAATACAAGTCATAAGTGGTAAAGGCCAGCCAATCAAATCTAGTGTATCTACGTTATCAGTTGGCTTGTCTATATTAAAATTATGTGGTCGAACATAGCCACCTGGCTTCACATTCCACATATTTAATTTGTTAAGTTTGTCTATTGCTGAATTGTTAAACCACCAGTCAGCTATTTCCGTAACATCTGCTCCTGGCATCTCAAACCATTTGTTATTGTATAAGGTTAGTCCTTCTACTTCGCCCAATGGTAAGGGTTTCATCTTAGTAGCAACTCTATCTGCTTCTAGTCTTGCTTTATAATTAAATGCAAGATCCACGTAGTCATGTTGATTAACACACTTCATATCTAGTTCAAGAAAACCAATCTTGTTAGAAAGCATTTGTTGTATTACCCATTTACAAACGGTAACACCATCTTTCTGATTCATATCACTAGGTAGGTGCGGAAGTTTAAAAGTTTTTTCTTTATGTGTGTTATAAAATAATTCTGTTTCTTTATCCATAGTCTTCTCAAAAATGGTGCCGCTTCACGGATTTGAACCGCGGACCTACTGATTACAAATCAGTTGCTCTACCAACTGAGCTAAAGCGGCTTATAAGATCAATCAATGTCTGTTCTAACAATATGCTTTCTCAATGCTCTAACGAGTTCTTCTAACTTATCAATTATACCAATTAAACTTTTATCAGTAATATAAGATTGACGTTCACGTAGCTTATCGTATTCTCTCAAAGGTATCGTTACCGTACTATTTTCGTTTTCGTATGTTGCATCTTCTGATCTATCATCTGTCATAAATCCCCTTTAGTTCTTGAATCCGATGCTCCATCCAACTTATAGCAGTATGAATATGTCCTGTGTCATGCTCTTGCAGTTGACTCTTTGCATACTCAATTTCTCTTTCCAAAAAGTTTATCTGTAATAGATTACCTGGAAAGTCATTATGCTTTTTGGTCTTCGTGATCTTCTTCATCTTCATCAGTAGTACTTACCGGTTCGTCTGGACCATTGTGGATTCTTCTGATTAGACCGTCAACATCAACGTCTTCGTTCTCCAATAACTGTAATCCTTCGACTGGAGTCTTACAAAGACCTTCGGTGACCATTTGCCTTACAACATATACTATCGCATACTTGTCTAAGTTTGGATACTTGCGATATAAATCTTGACTAAAAACTCTACCCATTTATAACAACCTTTCTAACTCTATCATACACAAAGGAACGCCAGCCTTTGGCATTGGTGTCCCATACTGTTATGTTTTTCTCGTGAGCTTCTTTGGTTGTTTTCGGGTGGTGTTCTTCCGGAATAACTCTTGTATCTTTGGTACAAGTCATTACACGTTCATCACCGTTTAGTTTGTTAAAAGTTACAACGGCTGTCTGTTCGGATAGTATTTTAAGTAGTGTGTCTTTGGTAGGTATGCCTTTTAATTCTGCTATTTTATCTATACTCATCTACCGCGTCCCTCATTTACTTTGTACATATCAGGACCTTTAGTAGTAAACTCTAATCCTGACTTATTTCCAACGTAAACGGAACCATTCCATAAAAGTTTTAATCTATTCTGTGCTATGAACACTTCAACAAATTTCTTTTCTTCAAATCGATCAACGTCTGCTTCGTTGACCATGTCGTTATCAGTACAAACTATTTTGCACTTGTTATCGTGATTAATCATTGTTACCCCACAATCTGTTTATTTGTTTTTTATACGACAAATATAAAATAAAGTCAACCAACATGAAGTTCAAAAACAAACCTGTAACAGTTAGGGATATTCCAAACAATGCTGGTATTAAGAATAAGAACGCAACTAACTTGACCATATAGTCAGTTACAAAGATATTAGGAACGATCCATAATGGAAAATCTCCTAGCATAGGCTTAGGCGGTTTCTTCCTGTAATCTTCAAACTCATAGTCCATATTCAAAATTCTGTGATGTGTCGTTGATGCTTATTTGTTTAGCACCGTTACGAATGTGAAAGTGTGTTGCCATTGGAGTAAGAGGCGAAAGTGTAATTACTCTTTCAATACCCTTCTCTTTTGCATGAGCTAACACCTTTTGTATAATTTCTCTACCTGCTCCACGTTTACGTGACCAAACTGTGTATGCAATAGCAATGGTAGGTTTTTCTTTTTTCATGTGTATAAGTTCACTCATCATATCAAGTTCCTTTACACTATGAGGAACATCATTTGTATATGCAATACAAATAATACCTTCTATCTCGTTCTCAAACTTCAAGCCAAATATTTCTCGACCTTTAGTGATACGCCAGCCTAATGTTAATTCAGGCCTTACTGGATCCTCTGATACGTCAATGTCATCTAGTTGTACTAGCTCTGTACCTTTGACCCATCGAAAGAAATCATCTGTTTTATCTTTAAAAAATTTCACAAACTAATCCTTCTATAGTTATATTCTGTTTCTATCTTTTTGTGCCTTTAATGCCCGTTTGATACCACGTTTTTTAGCCAAACGTTTTTTCTCACTTGGCTTTTGGTAGTATGATCTTTCTTTAAGTTCTACTAGAAGACCTTCTTTCTTGATCTTTCTTTTTAAAACTCTTAGAGCTTTTTCAACATTATTGTTTCTTACGATAACTTCCATGCTTCTCCTATGTTAATGTATAGTGTTCTCAAAAATTTCCTCGTCTGCCCAGTCAACACCAAAGAACTTTTCGCATATTGTTTGTATTGCGAATGGTACTTCGTCATCATCTTTACCTGCTGGAATATATAAACCTTTAAGTTCACCATCTTTGTTAATAATTAATCCCCAGTCATCACTGTTGAGGACTCTCTCTATCGAAACGTATTTGTGTGCCATTTTCTTTTCTCCAAAAAGTTTACGATAGATTGACATTGTTTTAATATTACTATAATTCATCAGTTTTGTCAACCTATCTTTACGTAATTTAAAATCGTTTCAGGGAATTTGGTAATGAAGTTTTCCCCATGCCTTTTAACTTTAGCCTTGATTTTGAAAGTCGTACCCTCCTTTGGCAGTTCTTTAGTTTGGTCAAAGCTCTTAAAGAAACTTATTAGGTTTCCTTCATGACTGCCATTTAGTACATGACAGGTAAACTTATCGACAAACTTGATTTCGTGCAAAGTGAACGCACCTTCAAAAACACTTCCAATAGTACTTATGTGTTTAGACTCTCTATAACTATCTTTCAGAGTCTTTTTAACACTTTTCTTCTTAACTCCCTCAAAGTATATTTTAGGTGTTACTGCAATAATGCCAAAGTCTTCTTTAGAAAGTTCTTTAGTATTCAAACAAGTAATAAGACTTTTCATGTAATCAGATAAAGTGTCTGCTATAATCTGCATAGCAAATTCTTTGTTAATCCATTTAATAGACTCAACTGCATTTTCCATGTCAGCATTAGTAATAGTCATCTGTTGCCAATCCGGTGGCGTAAATTCTTTATCAGAAAATTGTTGTCCTATGCTATCTTTGTTTGAAAACTGAGTAGGTGATTCTTCGAAACGTCTTGTTTCCTTGTAGTAGTCACCATTGATTCTATATGCGGCAAAACTTGCCGAAAGAATATCTAGTAAAGAATGTTTTTTCATTTGTGCCTCTATGCCTAATTGTGTTTATAATATAACACAAGATTTTGGTTTTGTCAACCAGAAATTATAATATGTGATCTGCTACTTTTAGGTCAACCAATTGTTTGGCTGTAAAGTATTGGTCTGATGGATTATTGAACTTTTTACGTACATCGGATAATGAATATCCTGTTGCATCTCTAAGTATCTGCATACATCTTAGTTCACAGTTGTTATTCTCTTTCATCTGTGCTTTCATATCATGCATCTTTGATTCCATTGTATCTGAGTGTTGGTGATTCATTATACCTGTGTTCTTACCAATATATCTTTCGCCATGTTTACCACTAGCAAATATTAAGAACCCAGCACTCATAACTGCTCCAACTCCTACCGTTACAATAGAATGATAACTGTCTTTCATTATATCAATAAGTCCGAACGTTTCATACAGATCTCCGCCCACAGTATTAACATATAAAGTTAATTTACGTTTAGGCTTCTTGTGAATATTAGCTGAGATGATCCACTTGATAGCTCTCGCTATATTTTCGTGGTCAAGTTCTCCGTTAAGATAATGTATATCGTTATCAAATAACGTTGCTTCTACCCTGTCATCTGCTGTATATTGTTCGTATTTTTTCATGTAATTAGTAATCTAGTTGTATTTAGTCATGTGTCCACTTTAGGTGTCCAAGTTTGTTTTTCTCAGCCCAACGTATAAAAAGCCCTAATTCACGGCCGTGTGCCTCTATTTCCCATGGTCTGTCGAAGTACTCATCTGCACTTAGATCGTATCTTTCTCCATTCCAGCTCACTTTTTCAGCACCGGATAAATCTCGCATTTCACCTTTAGCGAACTGCTTAACATGGACCATCTCATGACAGATGCTTTCAAGCACCCTACGTAGTCTTACAGTAGGATCGATTTCAATTAAAAACTCACGTGGTCTGTATGGGTCATCTTCCCAAATACAGTTGCCAATCTGTCTATGCTTTTCGTACATCTTTACGAAGGTTAGTTTGATAGTCAAGTTATTAGCAAGTCGCTTACTCATTAGCTTTTCTGCACAGAATTCTATGATATCTTTAGCATATCTTTTCTGTGATTTTGAACCGCCTTTGATTTTTAAATTCATTTTATTTCCCTTGCTTGATTATACATATATTATACAGAAACTACTGCCAAATGTCAACCTTATAGGTATGATTAAAATGTTGCTTTTTCAACAGTTTAAAAATCTATGTTACCAAAAACGATAAGTAATAGTATGAAGGACTTTTATCAGAGTGCCTTTTACGGCGTTGTTAAAGAAACGCAGGAGAGCAGTGGCTACACGTTACCCGTAGGCATTGAGTCCTATGTCGTCATGCTCCTTGCTGACCATTTGGACAAGCCTAATTTCCTACCTGAAAGTACATTTGCAGAATCATACCTAAAACTAAAGAACTCAAGAGATGCAAAGGCTCTTGGAGATAGTTGTTTATTTGTTACTGGTGTGTTTCCTGACTATGGTATTGATCAGGATTACTATATAGGTATAGGACAAAGTTCTTACAATAGTATTTCATATGGAATGAACAAAGACCTCTTTAACGATCTTTCAAAGCATTTTAAGTTTTTACGTTATTTTATTGAACTTACGACTTCTTCTTGTACTTCTGCTTATCGTTAGCTACTAATAGACAGTCAGCTTGAATAGTCTGTATCATATTGTCTATTTCAATTTCAGTAGACTTGGGAGCACCGTACTTCATCTGGCGTAATTGATCGGCACATAATTTAATAGAGTCGATCTTGTCACATAGTTCAGATATTTTATGTATCATTTCTTACCTATTTGTTAAAGGATATATACACTTATATATCACATACTATAAATATAGCAAAGGATCACGATAAAGTCAAATGGAAATTTTCCTATTCTTAATGATTAAACACGCCATAATTGATTTGGGTATGCAACCTTTTGGCATAGGCCCAACCAAATTACGTTATTTTGGTGGACCAGCACATCTACAACATTACATACCACATGGGGTCTTAACCATGCTTGTAATGGCCTTTTATTCAAGCATAGAGGTCTGTATATTGCTTGGAATACTAGATTACATACTACACTGGCATACCGACTTTTTAAAGACTAATATACGTGAATATTTTGGTTGGAAGTCAAATCAAAGACAATTTTGGTTGCTCAATACCGCAGACCAAATACTACACTTCTTAGGTTATTATCTGATTATTACTTTAGGAACTTAAAGGCAAACTTACCACCAATACGTGAACTGTAATAGTTCTTACCACCATCTAGTCCAATAGTACCTTGGAAGTTTGGTGGATATACTGCTTGGTAACCTTTAACGGATACATCATCACCTTTAACACCAGTCTTGGTGTATAGCTGAATAATACTTGCATTGTTAAGAAGTGCAAGTGCTCCTTGTGAAAATCTCTTATCTGAATTAACGTGTTGTGCTACTTTCTTAGCCAATGCACTTGTAATGGCGTTTCCAGTATTAAAGCCAACAACATTTGTATTGAAGTTAATACCTTCCATCATCTTCGCGGCTTCTTCACTTACATCAGTCATTTCTTTTTTACCAGTCTTTTGATATTCAATAACTTCTTGTCTTAGTGCTGGAGTTGAAAGACCAAACTTCTCACCTAATGCAAATGGTCCATCTTTAGATGATTCTTTTTGTATAGTTGTAACAATATCAACAACGTATTCGTTTTCTTCTAATATTTTTTTATCTTCTGGTTTGCTTGACTCAGATGCTTTTACAATACCATCGTGTAAGTTTTTAACACTTGCACTAGCACCTACTCCACCTTTAGAACTAATACCTATCTCTGTTCCATTTGGTGCAAAGAACTTACTGTCAACTAGTGGTTCGTTCATGCCTTGTGGCCAACGTATGCTCATGTCATTCCATTCAGCACCACCACCTAGTTCTTGTCTGGCATCTTCTGCCTGTCCCATAACTGCTTTGCCCATCATAGCAACAGGACCCATAATCTCTCCGAAGTAATCTCTAATTGCAGTTTCTATTTCTCTTTGTCCTGGAAATACTGCCATCTGTCCGTTAGCTGAATCTTGTAGTGCTTTCACTAACATCTCTTTGTTTTCTGGTTTAGAATTCATTTCAACTGCTCTAATTACTGACTCAGAACCTTTGAATAAATTATTTGTCTTGATTAATGCTTGTGGTTCTAATCCTTGATCCATTTTAGCGGCACCCTTGGTTGCTAATTTCCAACCTTGTGGTACACTTGCATTAGGCCAAGCACTCATCATATTAGCTTTCATAATACGAAAGTATCTACCCCAGTACATTGTTTGATCGCCATCTGCTGAATGTACTTCAGCAACACCAAATGCTAATGAACCTGCGTCTGGTTTGTTAGTCCATTCAATTTTACCATTGATGTTTTTCTCAAATTCTTCTATTGCGGCATCACGTGCCTCTGGAGATTCAAACTGCCCACCACCTTGTGTCATATCAGGTAAGCCTATTACTTGTTTGAATATTGCTTTGCGTCCGTCTGGATGTACATAGGGATCACCTGGCACTCTACCGAATATACCCTTAGATTCATTTATTTTAAATTCAAAGAAACGCATAACACTAGTATTTATGCTAGTTTAGGAAACAAAGCATTAGTACAAAATTCATCTACGTCTGCTTCGTTAAGTCCTAAAGACTTCATAACACGTGGTGTATGTGGGTTTTGTTGCTGATTATGACAGTAGAAGTCCTGACAGCCGGCAGTAAAATCTGTGGGTTGATCGCCTGCATATTCAGGTACTGATTGGAACCATACTCTTAGGTTATCAACTGCTAGTTTACAAATAGCTTCTGCTTCTTCTTGTGTTGCAACATTACCAGCGGCAATCATTCCTGGACTAAAAATATTCTTTGCCCATTGTGGTAGTTCTCTTTGTTTTGTAGGAATAAAATCTTTTACTGCATCTTGGTACCATTCGCATAGTGGGTGATCCTCTCCTCCACTAGATGCTGAAAAGTCATGAAAGGCACCTGTCATCTTACGTTTACCTGCTATAACATCAAAGCCGTATATAGGTGCACCATTGTCTAGTGTTGGAAAACAACATACGTGCATCATCCAAAGGCTTTTATCCTTACGTACATCTACGACATCAATATGAGCTCTTCGAACGTGCTTGTTTGCCCATACTCTATTGAGCCAACCATTCTCGGGTTGATTAAACTTGTTCAAAGTCTTTTCTTCTGTTTCCTCTGCATACTCGTTAAAAATGTCAAGTATGTCGTCTTGGGTTTTAATTAATGTATCCCATATAATTGATTCGCTCACCTGTTACTCCATTGTCTATTTGTTAAGCCTGGATAAGAAGCTTTTTTATTATCTTCTCTCATTCTATTTAAAAGTTCCTTACTCTCCTGCTCACCTAAATTGGCAGTAGCAGTTTTAATACCTACGGTGTTTAACCATAGCTTCCAATTTATATCTTGGAATATCTCTGTGTTACGTGGAAAAAACTGTCCACCTAAACTTGGAGTAAAGTTTCTTGCAAAGTTTGTGCATAGTTCTTCCATCTTTTCAGTTTCTTTAAAGTTATCTTCAACGTGTCTCCAAAACTTACTTTGTCTTGGATTGCTAAAATAATGTAGTGCAACAAAGCCCATGCTATCTTCGTACACGTTACTCATATCCTCGTTAAATCTATCCATGTCCTCCTGCTCATAATAACCTTTTTTCATATAGTGTAGTGCTGAACTACCTATTACTAATAATGCAAGTCCTGTTGATTCTAGTGGTTCAATAAAGCCACTTGCTAGTCCTACACTAAAACAGTTGCCACGCCAGTTGTTTGCATTGTACTCTGGTTTGAAAGGTACATGATTAAACTTACCTGTTCTTAATCTATGTTCTCCCCAATGTTGTACAAAATAATCTTCTGCTTCTTGTTTAGTTGTTATATCACTGTTGTAACAAAGTCCACTACCTATTCTATCTTTAACAGGAGTTTTCCATATCCATCCGTGATCACAAGCCTGTGCAGTTACATAAGGTACCTGTGGTTCATCTTCTGTTTCATAACTAATCTGTGATGCCACTGCGGCATTTGTAAACAACATATGACTTCTGTCAACCCATTTACTATTGCCTAATGCATTTGAAAGTAATCTTTTAAATCCTGTACAGTCAACAAAGAAGTCTCCGGTAACCATTTCACCGTTCTCTAATACAACGTGTTCAATGTTTCCATCTTTTATAACAGGCTTATCTATGTGTGCTTTAATATGTTTTAACCTTGGATACTTCTTATTAAGATATTCGCTTAAGAAGTTTGCCAGTTTAACTGCATCTAAATGGTAACCTACATGAGCTTCACTACCACAGGCAGTTGTGTTACCTGCAATCTTTTTATCCTTAACACTGATGTCATACCAAGCAGTCCACTTTTCGTAATCTTCAAAAGGAACATTAGCATCTCGGCATAAGTCTATTACATCATGCCAGTTACCCGTTTTTGCCATTTCAATTGGAAAGTAAAAAGGTTGCCAAATGTTTTTACCATCACCTCTCCAGTTAGGAAAGTATGTGCCTAGTTTAATAGTTGCATCACATTCCTTTGTCCATAGTTCGGTTGGTATACCACAGTCAGTTAGGTAATGGTCGAAGCCAAGTATAGTAGCTTCACCTACTCCTACTATAGGTATGTTAGGACTTTCTACTAGTGTGATTTGTGTGTTGGGTAAATTGTATAGGGCATAAGCGGCCGTAAGCCAACCTGCACTTCCGCCTCCTACTATAACAATTTTTTTAACTGTCGATTGAGACATCCATTAGTTCCTGAAAAGTTTGTGTTGCAAAATCAAAACAGATCTTTGCTTCATCGGCCATACTATCGTCTAGACGTTCTCTGATTAATTCTTTAAGAGCAGGACCGTCTTCAAAGTCATATAGTGTGCCACTTCCAGGAATCTTTTTACGGATCATTTGTCCACCACTTAGGTCGCCCATGTGTCTTGTATACATATGAGCAAACAGTTTTTGAGAATCTTCTTTGATACTCATAATATGATCGGCATACTTTTTAGTAACTGATAATAGTTGTGGTGGGTTATCGTGGTCTTCCCATAATTCTTCGTAGTCTGCCCATATATTAGGAGCTCGTCTAATATCCATTAGACCGTTTAACAATCCATGTGCCATCGCATGAACTTCTAATATATTATACTGTTGGTGTTGGTTGTACATAAAGGTAGCATAGAGTTTAGGATCTATTTTCCCACTCATTAGTACCTTTACAAATTGTTGTCTTTCTGCGTTACGATGATGTTCGTAAGTTAATTCTTTTAGGCTCATTCTTTTTCCACTTTAACTTGTAATGGAAATCCGTTAGTACGAGCTAAAGTAGTTGTTTCTATACCTTTTTGTTCTGCTATCTCAAAAGTATATACTCCTACTATTGCTGAACCTTCTTCGTGTATTTTTACTGTAAGGTCTCTTGCGGTTGTATCAGTATGTTTGAAAATACCTACAAGACATTCGATAACAAATTCCATTGGTGTTAGATCGTCATTAAGGAACACAACCTTGTATAGTGCTGGCTCCAAAATCTTCTGTTTAATCTTTTCGTCTATTTGTACGTCCATAACATTACTTATCATTGTACCACTCCTATGCAATAGTAAATGAAAGGGAGGCTTATACCCGTTTTCGCGGCTAGTATCTCAGCCTCCCTATCGGTTTATTATTAGAACTACTTAATATTAATAGTTCTTGGTTTTTTGCTTTCTGGAATAATTTTTTCCAGTTCAACTTGTAAAAGACCGTCTTTAAGTTCTGCACCTTTTACTTCTACATCTTCAGCAATAGTAAAAGATCTAGTAAAATGTCTTTTGCTAATACCTTGGTGTAGTGTTCCTTCTTTAGCTTCTTCCTTCTCATGAATGGATTTGATTTCTAAAGTATTATCTGCGTACTTAACTTCAATATCCTTCTTGTTGAAGCCTGCAAGGGCTACTTCAATATTGTAGGTATAGTCACCTGTTTTAACAATATTGTAAGGTGGGTAGTTAACAGATGGTGTCATTAACGTATCGTTGTCAAACATTCTTTCGAAGTGATCAAAGATAGGATCAAACCCTACTGTTACTGGTCTTAGTTGATTAAAAATTGATAGATGTTGGTTTCTTGTCATTTTGTTTCTCCTTTATTAAGCAAGTTAAATGTTGAAAGAACCTATCAAGCATTCTTTAACATATTAGTATTTATACTACTATACAAATTATATGCTAAAATAGGTCTATTTTCAAGTATAAATCTAACCAAATCTACCTAATATGGATAAAAAAGAAGTGATTTATGCTATATCGACCTGTTCCTTTAATGTGTTTTACTTCGTGTTGTATAAAGCTAGGAAATAGTATTAGCGAGTTGTTTTTGAGTTCTGGAGTATAGTTGTAGTCCGAAAAAGCTAGTTCTCCGCCTGTAAACTGCTTAGGCTCTTCGTACAATAAAGTTACTGCTGACATTACTCCGAGGTCAGGATGTAGATCATAACTGCCATCTCCATTGTAACAGTTAAGTTGGGTAACATCAAAGTTACACATCTTTATATAATTTGCAAAGATGTTCTCTGAAAAGTCAAGATCAAACATCTTTCTATTATATCTAAGAATACTGCTTACGTGTCTTTCTTCTTTGTAGTGCTTATCCAAATGAACTGCATTCATGTTACTGCTCTTTGGATCGCCATTGTCTTTTGTGTCAGTGGCGTGTTGATTTAAATATTTTATTTCAGAAAATACACTAGGAAGTTCTTCTTTGTCAAAGTAATCGTCTATGATAGTGTGTACGAACGGTTTCTGATTAGTTCTAATCTGCATTGAACTGATTGAACACTTGATTAACCTGTTGTGTACATCTTACAAACGTTGTACACTTAGGCATATCTTTAATACGTTTTGCACCAATGTATGTGCAAGTGGATCTTAGTCCGCCAAGTATTTCAATAACAGTTTTCTCAACAGGGCCTTTGTGTGGAAGTTCAACAACCTTGCCTTCTGCTCCACGATATCCATCTTTACGAGTACCATGTGTTGCCATGGCCGCATCTGAACTCATACCATAGAACTGTATCTTGCCGTTTACTACTTCACCTTCGCTTTCATCGTGTCCTGCTAACATACCGCCTAGCATTGTAAAGTGAGCTCCTGCTCCAAAGGCTTTACTTACATCTCCTGGATAAACACAACCGCCATCAGCAATAATGTGTCCACCAATACCGTTGGCCGCATCAGCACACTCAATGATTCCTGATAGTTGCGGAACACCAACACCTGTCATTAGTCGTGTAGTACATACTGATCCGGGACCAATACCACACTTAACAATGTCAGCACCTTTGATAATAAGTTCTTCTGTCATCTCTGCTGATATAACATTACCAGCTATAATAGTTTTGTCAGGATAAGCATCTCTAACTCTTGAAATAAAGTCTGCATAGTTTTCATGATAAGCATTAGCAACATCAACAGTAATAAACTTAATGTCCGGATACATTGCCAGTACTGCTTTCATTGTAGCATAGTCTGGTGCATCAGGATCCCATATAACTCCTGTACCTGTACAAACACTTAGGTATTTCATCTTAACACCTTTAGCATTTTTAGTCCAGTCGTCTACTGAATAATGTTTTCTCATTACAGTAATCATCTTGTGATCCTGTAATACTTTTGCCATTGCGAATGTACCAACACCGTCCATATTGCTTGACATGATAGGTACACCTGTCCATTCATTACCGTAATGAAACTTAAACGTTCGAGTTAAGTCGACATCACGTCTGCTTTCTAATTTTGATCTTTTAGGTTTAAACAGTACGTCTTTGTAGTCCAACTTAATGTCTTGTTCTATTCTCATTATTTCGCTCCATAATTAAATGATATTGCTATTCTCTCTGCATCCGACCTATTTTGTTTTACTGCGTGTTTGACCCATGAAGGGAAAATAACAACCATACCTGGCTTAGGTGGATATGTAGCCATAGTACTTGTAATTGTGTTGTATGTGCTTAGGTTATCTGGAATGTAGTATTGTGCTTCATCTCCACGATAAAACTGTAAGTCACCCATATTCTCTGTTGGAATATCTATATAGAACACACCACTCAACATAGCATCTTGATGATTGTGTAGTGTATGATATGCTCCTGGACCATTAATGTTAATCCAGAAGTTTTGTAATTTTAAGGGAGGAAAGCCAATGTTGTTACGACAAGATTCAACTGCTTTATCAAGTTCAATAACCATTGTATTAAAAACTTGTTGTAACTCTGGTGGTAGTATGTCAATGTTTTCGATTGAACGACTATGCCAACCACCTTCATTGCTATTACCTGCAAGTTCTGGTTCTTTGTTTCTCCAAGCCTGTGCAATTTGCTTAATGGCTCCACGATCAATAACATCGTTTATGCCTGCAAATATAATACTAGGAAACCATAGATCCGCTTTAAGTTCCATTAAAATCCTTCCTCCAACATTCGTCTTCGTAGTTCTTTCTTCTGTCGAGCAATACCTGCCGCCTTTGCTCTTGCTCTTTTTTCGCTAGGTTTTTCGTAATATTGTTTTGCTTTATAATCCATCAATATACCTTCCTGCGATACCCGTTTTTTAAATTTTCTCAATGCACCATTAAAGTCGCCGTTGCGGACTAAAACAGTAAGACCACTCTTAGGTCTTTCCTTGAATTTTGACAAAGCTATCGTTCTCCTCTGCAATTTGTCTCACATCGTAAATCCTTCGAGTGTTAATTACATTATACGACATCTGGTCGGCTTTTGTCAAGTAATAAGTTTTATCAAAACTTAAAAGATAGCCAATAAGCCATTGATACTCATTGCGAGTATTGTCTACGTCTAATATAATTGTACCTACTTGATTTACTATATCTAATAACCAATTTACATCGTGTACTTCATCTTGGTCAAACAGATAAACGTTCAAGTTTTCACCAAGTTGTTTTGCCATTTCATTAAATTGTTCTTTAACAATATCACTAGGATTCATTAATAGAAAGCTTCTATTGTCATTGTACAACTTATCAGGTGGCGTGATTAAATTGATTACTGGATCTTCCATACTATTACTTATTTTTCTGGATCTTACTCCAAATGGAGTTCTGACTTTGTTCTTGATTTTGAACGTATTTCTCTGGGTCTACTACTTCTGTGAAGTCGGGTCGGAGTCTTCCGGATTCGTTGTTTGGCGTTGTTGCTTGTTGCTGACCTTTGTTATGTAATTGGTTCCTTCTAGAGTTTTTTTTTGAAGTTCTTCCTCTGCTTGTTTAAATGAACCTTTGACAGCACCAATACCTGTTATTTCTTTTGAATCTTCTTTAGCAACTTCTTGTTCAGCGGCCTCTACCCACTTATTCCATTTGTCAATATCTTTAGCTTCTTCTTTAATGTTTTCATTTGGAACGTATTCATCTTCGCCAAAGTATTCAGGTGGGTTTTCTTTTGCAATTTCACTATCAATTTTTTCTAGTGCTATTCGCATTTCTTCTTCGTCTTTTTTATCATGCACATCGTCCATCTCATACTTTACTTCATCTGGATCAAACCTGTCTGGGTTCTCCGTCGGAGGAACGTTCTTTGCTATCTTTTCTGCACGAAGTTGTTCGAGCTCACGTTGTTCTTCTTCTGCTAGTTCTTCTTCACTAACATCTTCGAACTTCTCTTCTACCGGATCGTCAGGCTCGTCTGGATCCGGGTCGGACTTTGGGGGCAACTTAGGCCCTCTATCCTCTCTTACAAATTGGAATGTATACTGCGAAGCAATCAATAGTAATACTGCTAATGGATCAAACACAAAGATAATAATTATGATTACCCAACGTACTGCTGACTCTAGTAAGTTCTGATTTGCTTGTTCACCATATATGAATTCAGCAATATACTTAATAGGTCCTACTTCAGCTTCAAGTTTTCTATAAGTCTTTTCGTATGCAAACTTCTCTTCTCTAACACCGTCAATTACAGTTTGTTCTTTATCAATGAATGTTTCTAGTTCTGTAACCCTAGCATCTAAGTCTTCTGTTTTAGCATTAGCTTGTCCACGTAGGTCCTGTATTCTATCCTGTATTGCTTTTATATCACTAGCATACTTTGTATCTACAGTTGCAAGTGCATCATTAAGTTTGCTATTAATAGATCGTATTTCTTTTTGTGCCGAACTTGCTACACTTAATTCATTTGCTTTTGCTTTTTCTACTGCTTCGTCATACTTAGAACCACCAGCAAAGGATCCTTCAAATCTATCCTTGGCCGCTTGTATATCTGCGTCCTTACGTTCTTTTGCTTGTATGATTCTTTGATTCTGTAATTCTATTTGCTTATCAAAGTCTTTTCTTATGTCGTCTTTCTCTGCTTTAATAAGTGCATTAATTTTGTCTAGTTCTACTTGCTCACGATCAATAAGACTATCTACACGAATGTCTTCACCTGCTAACAAGCGATCCATCTCTGTAGTCCAACGTAGTATCTTACCTTCTGATCGTACTATCTTATCGTCGATAGTTTCAATAAGAGCTACTTGCTCTTGCGACATACTTGTTTGTTCTATGTGGGCTTTAGATAGGAAACCAAAGATTCCCATTGACGTTATAAACATCAATACAAATACTGCAACGGACAGATAAGTCTTAAGCCACCATGTAGCTCGACTCCAATGTCTGTGCAACCATACTGCCGTTACAAGTTTTCCAACTTCTAATGACACACCCATAATGATAATCGGGATAACAGCCGCGGCAAATATAGCCGCCAATCCTGCCACCGAATAGTATATAGCTACCGCACTAATAGTTAGTGCAGATAGAAATGTCAATATTCCTAATAACATACTGCTCCCTGTGTACTCTTTGTATAACATATTTAGCTTACTTTTACCTCATTTGAAAGAAGTTAAACTATCTGATAAAACGCCAACCTTCATGTCCAGTTTCACGACAAGCAGTTTCTTTAAAATGTCTTAGTTTACCTTTATAATTAAGTTTAGACATAACCACTCTACAGTAACCACTTCCCATTGGATAGGTACTTGCTACAATCACTTCACCATTGGTTCCTGTTTCGTTATTGTACCAACTTGTACTCTGTCCGTTTTCACTATTGTCTAATGCGAAATACATAGCTTGTTCTTGTTTCATTCTATCATTAGCAGGTAATCTGTACCAATGCCATTTAGTTAGGTTAACAATAACACCTACATATCCGTTACTAGGTTGATAGGAAGATTGTACACTAGAAGTTGCGGTATCGCTAGTATTGTACGTCTGTACACCTTTAGTTGAGCCACAAGCACTTAATATACTAATAAGGGCTAGTAACAATATACCATTTACTACTTTCATAATCCTTCCCTTCAAATAGACAAGCATAGCCTTTTCTCTCAACCATCTTGCCTCCTATGTGAACAGAGTACCAATGTTCCCTACATTGTTTGCCCATACCCATCTTAGGTGGTAAGAGCTTCTTTACAGGATCATCGCTACACTTTGTGATTTGTTTGCTATTGGTAGTACCATTATTATCAACAATGGTCTTTTCCGTATCGCAGTACTGGTGACCGTTTTCTTCTAAGGTTAGCTTGTTGCCTGTAGCACTACAACCTGTGCATACTAGAACCAGAGCTACTATGTATAGAAGATGTTTCATACGATCCTCCTAGTCGATTTGTTTAGCAGATTTATTGATAGAGTTTGTATCAACTTTGTTCTTGTTAGCTCTCACACCTTGTGCTTCTGCTACAAGTTGATCTACAATTTCTTTATCAAGTTTCAACATAATGAAATGATAGTACTTGCCATTTCTTTTATACAAGTATCCTTCATTAGATGAATAGTGTCTTACTACTGTATCTGTGATCTTGTTTACAACCAATACTTGAGATTGTGTAGTAGAAACCATACTCTCTTCTGATCCACTATCATTATACTCAATAGTTGTTCGCTTGTTCACTGCACCATTAATTCTGTCAGCGATTTTAGTTTTTGCTAATTGAATAGCTTTATCATAAGCGGCTTCTTTAAATCCACTTACACCACTACCACAAGCATAGTAGTAATCCTTAGACCACCAAAACCAACCTTCAGTTCCAGTGTCCTTACATTTCATATACCAATTAGGTACAACGTCTTGTTGTTTCTCGACCACTGTGGTCATTGTAGAACAAGCTGACATCATAATCGCCATTGTTGCGACTAACGTCAGATTTTTAACTGTGCCTTTCATTAAAGCCTCCATAAGTTTATCTTCATTATGTATATACTATAGCACCGAATGTGGCTTTAGTCAACCTATATTTTACCAAAAATTAGTTTCTTCTCATCTGAGATATTTCGGTAGCTTGTTTCCTACCAGTCTTGTCATCATCGTCAGCAAATACGGGAACTAAATTGGATTTATGCATCATAGCAATACCAACTAGCTTACGTTCTCCTGTGTATCTCATTGGTTCTTTTTTGGTACAAGCAGAAAAGGATTGTTCTGTTCTAAGGCTAGGAGCCTTGTCCAATTCTACTTCTCTACGATATACACCAGAGTCATGCCAAGGAGTACTCATAGTAGTTGTTGTTTTTTGTTTTGGTTTGTAACGACCGTGAATGTAATCGATATAGTCGTTAAGTGTCATTATGTGATGATGACATCCTATCTGTTTCATCTGTTTATTATGCTTTCGCATTTGAACAGTCCATTTTTCTAAATTGGATTTCGTACGTTTAATCTTAGACTTACGACTACTAGTATTGAGAGTAGTTAAGCCACGTGCCAAATGCATTGTCATAGTTAGGACCTCGAAAGTAAAAATGGGGTTACAAGAAAGAACGCACCAAACATAATAACAAGATCATACCATTCGTGATCTATTGGCATTGACATTGAATAGCCAAGTAGTACTGTGCCAAAAATTACTGATATTATTCCTAGTAGCAATTCCATATTATTAATGTAACACAGAAAAGCCTCTGTGTCAACTAAATTGGAAAATTAAATTGATGTGCCTACTTTGGGTGGTTCGTATGATTCAGGATCGTATCCTGGTACTGTCTTCTTAACTTGTTCTTCATCTACGCAGTAAACCATCTCAATAGGTCGTTGTCCGTATTCTTGTGCTACTGTCCAAATGACTTGGTCTGGATTTTGTTGTGCCCACTCTTTGCAGGATTCAATAGTTGTGAAAGTTGGTTTCGTGAAAACATATAGATCTCTCCCACCATTTTCCATGATGCCTGCCATAAGCACGACAACAAGTACTTTTAACATTATAGAGTAACCTTTCCTTCTTTTATTAAGAGTTCTCTATTATTTAAGTGTGCCTGTTCGACATCGTCTTTATTCTGGCCTGTGTAGACTACAGCATATCCTTCTTCAACAAGTATGTCAGTGCATCTCTTTTCGTCGACGATAAAGTCTCCAAGTATTCTTCCGAACTTGCCTTTCTTATCTTCTCCGCTTCTGTCAATTTCTGTTTTAAGATGTTGTTTCGATCCGACTGGTAATAGTTCTTTAAGTCTTGCTTTCGATGCCAAGCCAAATTTCTTCTCCACTTTATCTCTTGTTCTAGACTCTGGTGTATCAATGCCCATCATTCGAACTCGTTCTTTGTGCATCCACATACCAAAGCCCAGATCAATATCGATATCAACTGTGTCGCCGTCGACTACTCTAAGTATTTTACATTTGTATTCGTACATTACTTTCCTTGTCCTCTATAAAACTTATGACTTCTCTTTTTGCTCTTGTTCATAGATGACATCTTACATCTAGCTTTAGTGCCAGATTGACTTGTCTTCTTAGGTATACTAACGTGTACCGCCGCAGTTGAATGAAACATCTTAGCCATAATGGTTACTCCATACTATTGTTTAAGTATGCAGTTATTTACCAAAATAGGTATAGGTTATAGTAGACTATAAGTGTAGCTTATATTGGCTCTGGGGGAAGGATTCGAACCTCCAAGGTTAAATATATTGCAGTACATTAACCATACAATGAACAGTTGTACGTGTTTACCAGTTTCACCACCCCAGATTAAACTCTAGTCTTTCCAGTGTTTCTCTAAGGCCGCTATCATACGTGTCATACCTATGCCACCGCCTACTCTAGGAAAGAAGTCAAACTCTAAGAACTTCTCTAGTTCTGCTTCAACACGTTCCTTGCTAAACAGACTGTAAAGTAGCTTACTGTATGCACCATCTGTAATACTGTGGAATGTATCTCTCATCATATCAACATCACATGAACGTTCTGCTGATCCTATTGTTTCCATCCCACCTAGTATAACATCAATCTTCTTTGCAGTCTTACCATCAGCATTTCTACTCATGTTCCAAAATGGACTTGTAAGTTCTGGGAAGTCTGTGATCATTGTTGTACCAAACTCTTCGTGCATCTTAGTTTCTTCATCAGCAGTCATTTCATAATCTTCAGCATGACCGTAATGTTGTTGCCATTCAGCATAAGTCTTTTCAGTAGGCTTTTTAAATCCTAGGTGTTCACATAACTCATACTCCATCTTCTTAAGATCATCTATGTCACCTGGCATCTCAAATTCAAACATAGGAAATATTATATCATGTCTCCCTGGTATTGCATTTGGTTCCTGTCTATAGGAAGTGGAGACACAAAAAAACCCCTTACTAGAGGGGCTACTTAATAATTCGTGTTCTAACCACATTTGGCCTGTCTGCGGTAAGGGCCATACCTGGCCGGCGTAATTGTATGTTGCTACATTGAATGGATCTTCACAAGCGGCAAGTATGCTTAATCTGTTTTGGGTATGGACTTCTTCAAATCCTTTATCCAAAAAAAATGACCTTAAAAGGCCAGTGGAGTGTGTAAACTTTTGTGGGGATATCAGTTGCGTCATTTCTTTTTCCTTTGCTATTGTTAGGTCAAAAAAAATTTCAGTCAAAAAAAAATTGACCGTGTTCTTCTGCCTATCTATTTATCTAATTGATTAAATTTCATGGCGGGAGTGAAGGGACTCGAACCCTCGGCCTTCCGCGTGACAGGCGGACGCTCTAACCAACTGAGCTACACCCCCGTAAGTGGTGTGGTGGAGGATAGCGGGATCGAACCGCTGACCTCCTGAATGCAAATCAGGCGCTCTCCCGGCTGAGCTAATCCCCCACTTACTATTAATTACATCCAGAAATGCAAACTACGAGTAAGTTTGGATCGATTTGATGTATGATTCCACCAACTAGGATAACAAGACCCCAAATTTCTAAACCCGTCATAATACTAGTTCCTTCTAATTGTTATTAACAAGTTAAGTATAACACAACGTAACCGTTATGTCAATGGATTTGATGGGTTTACGTCTAAGTATTTGCCCCATTCTGCGTAGTAGTGACGCATACCAACTTCATCGTGGATAGTTGAGTTCTCGTGTCTACCATGTAGAATGTTCCTACGTTCAGTACCTGGAGCCATTGATGCACCCTGTCCTGTAACACCTAGCAAGTCTTCATGCAAGTTTCTACCAAAAGGTCCCCAAATAGTATTATGGTGCCTGATACGTGTGAGTCTTTCTTCCTTGGTATCATTCTTAAGTCCATAACCTCTAAACTCAATAAGAACTTTGTTAGGTCCTAATGGAGTAACACTATCTGATCTATATGCACTACCACGTAGGTTAAAGTTGAAGCCTGGAAACAAGTCTACCATATACCATTGGTTGGGTGGCAAGTTAGGAAAACTTAACTCTCCTCTATCTCCATCTTTATCAAACTCGGTATAGTTGACAGTAAAAGAACTTACATTTACATGACCGTTATCGAACGCAATATTCTTACGAGCAAAGTATTCATCATTGAATCCTGTTACACGATTAAAATAGTGCATGAAGTCATGATAGAATTCACTATTGGTATCATGCCATAGTTTGTAGTTTGTAGGAATGATTGCTTTATGATAATGGAATACTTCTAGTTCCTCTGTATCAATAGCATCAGCAATACAATCAAATGCACCTGCTGTCCATTGTTCTACAGTTTGATCAGGATCAGGATTAAGTGTTACCCATATCATACCTCCGTGCTTTACTTCCAAATGCAACTGAGGTTCAACAGTTACGATAGGTGCTCCTAGTGTTCCTGCTGGTGTTTGTTCTCCATAGTTACGGTATGCTCTAAATTCTTTGCCTGTGTTATACACAAGAACATTGACTCCTGCTATCTGTGTTGTTCTAAAGTCTAACTCGTTTGGTAGTTCACTCTTATGACACATAGGTATCCAAACCTTACTAAAGATTTGTTCTTGTTCTTGATCGTGTATGTCTTGATTATTATAGCACTCGCTACTAATATATTCTACTGCTGGTTCTTTCAACCAGTTTCTATGATTGCGTGGTGGCATTATAATTACTCCTTCTCACCTAGCACGATATTTATTTAGAAATTATTATAGGCTTTGCCTATGTAGTAATAGACGCAACTTTTCTGTTGCTAGGTAAGTTGCCAACCCCGAGCGATTATGCCGCTAGGGCAAAATCCTCATTAAACGCAGTTACTGGCGCAGAAAAATCTACGAAAGTAACGTTGTCTAGTGCATTATCGTTTGCATCTATAACGTTTGTTCGCGTTAACCGAGCTTACATCCGGACAGTCTCCTTCAACCTTAACAAGCCAATCGATCCTAATTCCACCCCGACGGGGGTATATTGAATTGGTGGAGTGGCCGGGAATTGCACCCGGGTCTTGCTCTTGTGACATACGTTGCTATCATCAATTGCAGTGATATTTAGCCTTAATATGCTACTATTATAACAAAAGAGATAACTAATGTCAAAGGAAAAACAATGCCAAAAATGAGAACATATACTTTCTACGACGGAGAGAATGTAGAAACTAAAGAGTCAACAAGTCTAAAGAAAGCAATCAAATCTTTTCAAGGTGGCACAAAAAGTAAATCAGTCAGAGTAGAATGGGAAGCCAAAAAAGGCGGAATGTACGAAATGACACAAAGACTACCTATGGGTAGAAGTAAGAAAATAGGAAGATAACATGGCTGGAGTAAAGCAAAGAGGAGTCAAGTCTGAGAACTATAAAAGAACAGTTGTTAGAGATGGCGAAGCTATAGAAATCAAACCCGTAAAATATTATGGTCCAGGATCCAACGGTCGTATGTGTGGTGCGTTCTCTGATACTGGTGAGATGGTATTAGGCCCAGACGGAACACCCAAACCTTTTAAAAGTATCTAATTATCTATTGAAGTTATCAGGACGTACTAGATTGCCTGCAATCATTCGTCCTCGGTTGTCAACAAGTTCAAATTCTAGCAACATCTTATTTGCGATGTTTGTTATTTGTGCCGCTTCAAAGGCTGATATATGTACAAATACATCTTGACCACCATCATTGGGACTTATGAAACCATAACCCTTTTTGGCATCAAACCATTTTAGCTTGCCTACTATTCTCTCACTCATATCTTATCTTATTCTATCCTTGATTGTGTTTGTAGAGTAATACTTTTCTACTAGAGTATTTATTGAAATTGTACTATAATTATGTGCATACAAATATAGGACAGAGTCAATGAAGACCCGTCCCATATTAGCTTTAAAAATCCTATAAAGAATTTTTCTTTTCTTGGATTTCTTTTCTACGATCTTTAGCAAGTTTACCAATGTTACCTAAAGCCTTACGTGCTCTTGCCGCCGAGGCTTTTACATTTTTAGTATCGAAAGATTCGGACTCTTTCAAGTAATTTTCGTATTCGCTTATGATCTGTTCATGAATAGATGACATAATTGTTCTCCTATATTCTATATTAATTATTTGTTTTTGTGTATATTGTTAGTAATTGTGGCTTGTAGGTACCGTAATTGGCGAAATTACCCGGCAAATACGTTAGGTGACCCTGCCGCAACCGAAGTACACCCTGCTATTGCGTCTCCAACCCTGCCCGTTCCTACGTTATTGGTTTTGACTGTTGCTGATCCTGAAGCAATTGGTGCCGAGTGTGATGGACATGGTACTGGGGGAAGTAAATGTCCTGTGTTAACGTCACCTTGTCTTGAAACTGGAATATTGTTAACAAAGACGTTTGGAGAACCTACTGCTCTTGTCATTCCACTACAATGGGCAACGTCGGCATCACCTACTCTAGTTACTGCTGGCATATGATCTCTCCTTCTTCATTAGTTCTTGTAACTTTGTATTCCACTGTTCGATCTCTTCGTGTTGTTCTTCAGTATGAGGTTCTGGTGGAACTTCAGGTAAGAACTTAATTACATGATCGAATTCATTAGGTATAGCTTCGTACTCTGTATACGTGATTAATTGACCTTTGTCTTTTATAACAAACTCGTGCATACTAATATTTATGTAAGATTATTTGCGAACTAGGTCAGCCATGCCGGCTGGTGCTTGTACAATACTGCTTGTCTGTTTAGTATATGCTTCTGCAAACTCGCCTCTTGTTTTATGTATTAAAGTTATAGCACTATGTTTGATACTATAAGATAATGCCATATCGGCAGTAAACAAGAACTGTTGTAAACCAATACCCTTTTCACTAGCGACTAGTGTAAGTGGTTTGTTTACTTTAATTTGTGTGCTATCATCAGCTTCAAACTTTCCAACAAGCTCTTCGCCTGATGTAAGTTTAATTGTAATAACATCTCCAACTTTATAAGGTGTTTCAATTAACATTAATGTCCTCCGTAGCCCAATCCATGATCGTCAATGTATTGGATTAATTGTTCATATCCTCCTACATACTTACCGTGTAGGATAATCTGCGGAGCAGTTCTTGGCATCGGCAAGTTGTTCAGTTCAAACTCTTTCATTAGAGTTTCAACTTGTATATCTTTACCAATTATTGATTCCGTAAATGGAATGTTTTTATTCTTTAATAGCATCTTTGCTTTTACACAAGACGGACAATTAGGTTTGGAGTAAACGACTGTAGGCATTGTCTTAGTTTCCGTTTCATTCATAGTTTATAATTTAAATCCTTTGAGCGAGTCTGTATTAACGTCTTGTTTAATACCACCCACAATATACGACTCGACTTCTGTTTCTTGTGGTGCTACTTGTAATCCTGATGAACTCAACCAATGCTGTGTCCAAGGTAACGGATTTTGTGATGTTGGTGTACCAAAGATTGGTTTGTAACCTAATGCTTTTAATCTCTTGTTAGCAATAAACTCTACATAGCTACCTAGTAGTCTTTCATTAAGTCCAATGATTGATCCGTCTTTCATTAAATGATGTGCCCAGGCCTTTTCTTCGTTGACACAGGTTTTCCACATTTCATAAACTTCAGCTTCACATTCTTTTGCAATAGAGGCAAACTCTGGATCGTCTTCACCACGCATCCAATTCTTTAGAATGTGTAAACTTAATGCTAGATGTTGTGATTCATCTCTAGCAATTAAACTAATAATCTTTGCTGAACCTTCCATAAGTTTTAGTTCACCAAATGCAAATGTGCAGGCAAAGGAAACATAAAAACGTAGTCCTTCTAAGATGTTTACGTTCATCATTGCCAAGAATAGTTTCTTCTTAACATCTCGCATTGTTCCTTTTTTATGATGTATATGATTATCTGCCGCTTCAGTAAATGCATCATAGTTTTTAGTAACACTAATTGCACGTTCAATAATCTTATCATCATCTAAGATAGTATCTAATACTTCAGTTGGATCTGCATACACGTTCTTCATAATGTGTGTATATGAACGTGAGTGAATAGTTTCAAAAAAGTCCCAAGTAACAATACAACCTTCTAGCTCTGGAATACTTACGTGTGGTAAGAAAGCTAAACATGGTCCTCTACCTTGTACACTATCTAATAGTGTTTGGTATTTTAAGTTAGCAGTAAAAATATGTTTTTGTTCTGGACGGAAGTTTGCATAATCACTTCTGTCTTTTTGTAGACTCACTTCCTCAGGTCTCCAAAAATATCCTAACATTGTTTGATTCAATTTATCAAACACAGGGAACTTAAACACATCATATCTTTGTGTGTTTTGATCTGGTCCAAAGAACATGGTGCTCTTTGTAAAGTCTACTTTTTCTCTATTAAATACTGTCTTACTCACTTTTTACTTCCTCTTCCCTATATAGCACAAGCTTCACACTCTTCTTCGTCCTCTAAAGGCTTACCATCAGGTAAACCAACTTGAGGTTCAAAAGAGTTTGTTGTCTCTGTCTTAATTTCCTCTTCACTTGGATCGCTCTTGAAATCATAAGTGTTCTGGTAGTATGATGTTTTCCATCCATACTTATATGTTTTTAACATATCTTGTAACATAACACTCATTGGAACTTCATTGTTCTCAAAGTGAGTTGGGTTGTACGACCAATTACCACTAATGGCTTGATCAAAAAACTTCTGCATTACTGCAACAATATTTATGTAACCCTCGTTGCTTGGCATATCCCATAACAACGTATAGTTATTCTTTAACGTTTGATACTGTGGAACAATCTGCTTAAGAGGCCCTTTCTTGGACTTCTTAACGGACAAGAACCCTCTAGGTGGTTCGATTCCGTTGGTTGCGTTCGACACAATGGAACTGCTCTCCGAAGGCATCTGTGCGGACAATGTGCTGTGCCGTAACCCGTGCTGTTGAATGTCATTGCGAAGAGTATCCCAATCATATTTTAGTTTTATAGAACATACCTCGTCTAAATCCTTTTTATAAGTGTCAATGGGTAATATGCCATCACTATATTTAGTGCGATCAAAATACTCACACTTTCCTTTTTCTTTTGCTAACCCATTACTAGCCTTCAGTAAGTAATACTGAAATGCTTCTGTTAGCTCATGCACCTTGGTAAGTGCCTTCTTATCTGAATACTTAACACCGTTCTTTGCTAGATAGTGTGCTAGTCCAATGTAACCTATACCTAAACTTCTTCTTGCTTTAGTAGATATCTCTGCGGCTTTCACTGGATACTTCTGATAATCAATAATCTCATCTAACCCTCTAACGGCTAAATCACATAGCTCGTCCATATCATCTAATTCTTTTAGTGTACCAACATTGATAGCACTTAAAATACATAGTGCAATCTCTCCTTCTGGATCGTCAATGTGTTGTAAAGGTTTTGTAGGTAGTGTAATCTCTTGACATAAGTTGCTCATGTACACAGTATCTTTAAATGAACTGTGTGTATTAGCATGGTCAACGTTCATAATATAGATACGTCCTGTTTCTGCACGTTCTTTAACTAGAGCAGAAAATAATTCCATTGCCTTAACTTTGCGTTTTCTTAATGAAGTTTTACGTTCATACTTTTCATATAGCTCAGAAAACTTATCTTGATCAGCATAAAAGGCCTCGTATAAGTCTGGTACATCGTGCGGTGAGAATAAAGTAATATCTCCGTCAGACAAAAGTCTTTCGTACATAGTTTTATTAAGTTGAATAGAATAATCTAATCTACGTACTCTATTGTCTTCCGTACCTTTGTTATTTTTTAAAACAAGTATGTCATCAATCTCATAGTGCCAAAGCGGGAAGTGGGTAGTTGCATTACCTCCACGTACACCATTCTGTGTACAACACCTTACCGTTGATTCGAATTTCTTTAGAAACGGAATCAAGCCAGTGTGTGCTACTTCACCACCTCTAATTTTAGAGTTGATTGCTCTAATACGTCCTGCATTAATTCCTATGCCTGCTCTTTGTGCCGTGTACCTACCAATAGCCATATCGCTTGAAAAGATACTATCAAGAGTATCGTCGGTATCAACAAGAACGCAAGAAGCAAATTGTCTAAGAGGTGTACGTACACCGGCCATGACTGGCGTTGGGATATTGATTTTAAAAAGGGAGGTCGCATCATAATATTTCCTCACATATGACATTCTAGTTTCTTTAGGGTAGTCAGCAAATAAAGTTGCCGCAATCATCATGTACATAACTTGTGGAGACTCATAAATTTCTCCTGTGCTTCTGTCTTGGACAAGATACTTGTCTACAATTTGTCGAAGCCCTGCATACGTAAAGTTCTCATCTCTGTTATGCTTGATGTATTTGTTAAGTTGTTTTAATTCTGTTTCAGTGTACTTCTCTTTGATGTTACCATCATATACACCACCAGCAATATTTCTATCAATAATCTTTGTTATTGGTACTGGATTGTATTGACCAAACGTTTCTTTATAGATAGGGTAAAGCAAAAGCCTTGCCGCCGCATATTGATAGTTTGGATTTTCCAACGTAATAAGATCGTTGGCACTTTTAATTAATATCTCTTGTATTTCTTCTGTGGACATTCCATCATAGAATTGAATGTTAGCTGTCATTTCAATCTGCGATGCACTAGTTCCTGTTAAGCCGTCGGTGGCTTCTTCAACAACAAAGTGGATTTTATTAATGTCCAGGGGTTCTACCGAACCATCGCGTTTTTTGATTTGTATACCAACGCCATTTGACATTCTACGTGCTCCTGTTAATTTTAATTCCTAATTGATAATGTATTTATTGTAGTGCCGGCATCTTATAAATGCGTTGTGAAACAAAATGTGTGGGTAATTCATCCTTTTGAACAACCTCATTATATTTGTAACACAAAATATTATTTTCGATACAAACAGGATAACAAACGTCCTCATTATCGTAGTCCCTAACTATATGTATCTCGAACTCACTCCGAGAAAACCTATTAGTTAATTGTAAAGTATAGCACACCCCTAAGCTATTTGTCAAGTCGCAAATGCTGTTTTGAGCAAGTAGTTCCCAAGGAGTGGGCCATGTGTCCATATCCCACGGGTCTACACTTAACTTTGATCGGGGTAGCTTGTTATAATAATCCACAACGTCTTGGAATGGGTTCAGACTTACCTCTAGTTGTTCTCGAAACTTTGTCCAGTTAACAAGCCTAAGCTCGTAATTTTCTTGCATGATTAGGTTTTGTATCTAACTCTAAATAATATATCGCCTGTGTCACTTGTAGTCGTGTTCTTCATTGAAATAACTACGGTGTCATTAGTTGCATCACTGTTCTCATCTGTTAGTGAAGCACTAAATTCTAAGTTTAGTTCATAGCTTGATGCACCTGAGTATGTAAAGTCGTCTGTAATCTTTGTTGTACCATCTGCAATATTACATACTATATCTAGTTTACCTTCTCTAACTGCATTTACCTGTGAACTTTTGTATATGTATTCAACTTCTATATTTCTAGTAGTATAGCCAGGTACTCTTAAAACTCTTGTTGCAACGTTTTGTTGTGTTACAGGAAACCTATAACTAAATTCGTTGTCAAATACACCTGGGCCTTCTACTTCAGGAATATAAGCATATCCTGATATAAAGTTTTGATCGTAACTTAAACTTGCTGTTCTATCAAACCAATCTGAGTTTGATGAATTAGAAAGAGCAGTACCATCTGTAAACAATATAACACTATAAACTGCATTACCTTCTGTACCACCATTGTTACCTACACTAATAAATCTATTATTGTGTGAAGCATTAAATTGTCCTTTGTGTACCCATAATGCTTGTCTGTCAATATCATGGAATTCTGAATTGTGTACAACATTTCTTTGTGGACCTGTTGCCATACCTTGTCCACCTATGCTTGTAGTTTCTCCCCACACCATTCCGTATCTTAATGTGTCAAATTCACAATGGTCGAACACGTTCTCAACAACATCAAAGTCTGACATCACTCCAGTACTGTGTCCTTTGAATCTAACATTTTTAAAAGTGTTTCTATTACAAGACACAGCCGTTGATAAAGCTACCATCTTAACACCACATTGATTAGATGCTGGTGTTGATCCACTTGACCATGTTCCGTCAATACATAAATCTTCAAACGTACTGTTTCTACATGATGTTAGTAATATACCTGAGTTTGTAGTAGTTTGTACTAAACTCAAACCTTTTAACAAAATCATGTTAGCTTGGTTTAAAGTTGTACTTGAACTGTCTTGTGCATAACTTCCTGGTGTTGATCCTGAGTTAACAGTTTCAAACACAGGAGCATTGGCACCTTGTGTAATTTTTACTTTGTCTGCCCCTGCTCCAACAATAGTTGCATATGGAGGAAGTTTCAAACTTGCACTTAAAAGATATTCACCTGCTGGTATATGTAAAGTTACTCTACTTGCAGTTGAACCTTTAGTTGCTGAATTTAAATATAATTGATCAATAGCTCTTTGTAATACTACTGTTTGATCTGATCCATCACCTGTTGCACCATATGACTTGACACTTACATCTTCGTCTAGTCTTTCTTGTAGTGTTCTTGTAACAGGTAACATAGCAGTTGTACCTGTCTGCATTGTAGTAATTTCTTTTTGATATGTATATTGATCTGCGAAGCTGAATAAGTTATCATGTTGGGTTAATATTTTTGTATTACCAACTGCTGGAGATCCTTCTGATACTGATCCGTTACCAATGTAAAGTTCACGTGTATCTACTGCCCAACCAAACTCACCACCTGCTAATTGTGGTACGCCTGATCCAACGTTCTTTTGACCTCTACGTACTTGTATTCTTGAAATTTGTACTATCGCCACTTACTTGCTCCTTATTACAAGTATTTATGCGAAACGGTCATAGTACATATACACACGATCCCACCATTTTGACTCCCAGCCTTTAAAATCGTCTGGCCATACATCAAATTGCTGGTATTGTCCATCACGAGAACACATAAAAACGTGTCCTTCACGTATGTTAGTGCCGTATATTTCGTTGTGTGCTAATGCATAGGCAGTTAATTGTAATTTATAATCATCTACCCATTCTTCCTTTTTAGGCTTGTTTGTTTGTTTAAAGTCCATGATACATTCCACGCCGTTAAACACGCCTACGAGGTCTGTAGTGCCGGCATAAATCTTAGGATGGTATAATGATACCTCAGAACCCCATATTTCGTTAATATTAGCTAATGCATTATCTTTTATAACTGTAGCCATAGTATTTGCTTGTTGGCTATAAGGGTTACTTCCTGCTTTAGGCCATTCACCTGTCTCTACATAATCCTCTAAAAATTTGTGCATACGAGTACCTACACTTGCGGCCTCTGTAACAATTTCCTGTGCTTTCTTTTCACCTACTCTTTTACGCCATTCTATAAGAGCAGTCTTGTCTTTGGTTTTATCTAATATAGTTGTAACACTAGCAACATGATTACCGTCAGGACAAGCATACAGTCTTTTACCTTCAACTGACTGCTTCTTTAATTCCTCGTAATCAAACTTCTGTACTATTAGGCTCATCTTTCCATCTCGCTTTAAAATTAATAACTAGAACACTTCTCTTATTGGCACTAGGATATGTTAAATGATTTACGTTACCATTAAGTATTACTAGTTTGCCGGGTGTTGGGTTTATTTCTATATGTTGTACTTCAGTATTCGTGTGTCCTAATAACGTTACTAAACTACCATCTGATTCTTCGAAGTACATTACTGTACTAATAAGTGAATCTTCGTTCGTATGATTGTGTACTTTCTGATATCCATTTGGTTTATAGTCAATGTACCAACTGTGGATAGCACTTACTTGTTCAATCGGAATATTGTTGTCCTGTAATTTTTTAATTACGAAATCGTTGAATCCTAAAGAGATATTATTGATGTCACAAGTATTTTGTGTTCTATCAGGATAGTCTGTAGTTTCCGTATAACTTCTAATCATGACTTGTTTGATGTTCTCCCAATCAGGGTATTCTGTTTCTATAACAAATTGTCCTGGGGCGAAGTAACTATTATCCATCTTTGTGCCAATCGTGTCTGTCAGGATCTAGTGTATGTATCATGCCTGGCACTTCTTCATCAGGTGCATAGTATTCAAAGTCAAAGTCTACAACAAATGTTCTACGTGGAGCCTTAGCAGGATAAACACCGTGCCATACTCTACCATCTAGTATTACAGTTCTACCTGGATAAGGACCAAACTGTGTCATAACCTGTGTGCCATCTGGATTAGGCATTAAAGTATATAACATACCGTTGTCTGCTGACTGTTCGTTACTTCCTGTTGTAGGTTGTGAATCCATTGCCATTACCATACTAATACACATTGGACCATGATTGTGTATTGCTTGATAGCCACCGTCGTTGTAATCTACACACCAACACTTGCTAACCTTAATACTCTTAACAGGTATTCTGTTTCTTCTAATCTGTTTCATTACCCAGTTTACTAGCTTATCCCAATTGAGCTTGTCAAACTTGTTTTGATCTATTGGTGGAAAGTTGGAACCTGGATTTGCTTTGTTTACTTCAAAACTTGTTTCATTTAATGTTTTAGAACTAGGAAAGCCTACCTGCTCTGGTGTGTCAGGATTCATCTTATCTGAACGTACAACTTCTCCTCCCCACTCAGCCAAGTTCTTAGGAGTAACATCATATTGATATCCTCTGAACGTAGTTTTAATCTTACTTTCATCTTCTCCTTTGTACTCATCACTTTCAAATAAAGTAAGGAACTCATCATAGAAAGGACACTTCACATCTATGATCCATTGATTACTTGCACTATGAAAGTCTGTGCTTGAATTAGGATTTCTGTTTGCAAAGTTACTTGGTGCTATGTGTTCAGTCTTTTCAGTTGTCATACTACTCCCTTTCCCATCCTCCTGGGTTGTCCCAACTTGTATAATACGGATCGTTAAAGTTAGGATCGTCCATACCCTCTACTGCATTAACTTCGGGTATATAATGTTTAAGCATATTCTCTACGCCTAGCTTCAATGTTACTGTGCTACTTGCACAACCTGAACAAGCACCACTCATTAACATTGTAGCAACGCCTGTCTCCATATCAAAGTCTTGAAGTTTAACAACTCCGCCGTGCATTTCTACACTTGGTTGAATACTCTTCTCAACTATTGATTCAATTTCTTTTACAATTTCTTCTTTTGTTCTATCTGTCATAATTTTATTGCCCCCTTTCTCTACCATCGCAATTAATAGTAAAGGTTATTCTATTTCCACTGCTTTTACTTGCTTGAGTCTTGTGAGTCATCCAACCAGGAAATAGTAGTACGTCATTTGTATTTACGTTAACTTCTCTCCAGTAGTCGTGTATTGTTCCTTCTGGTATCCTTGAGTAGGCACACCATTGTGATCTCAGTAGTTGCTCAAACATAATGTTTCCGCTATCTTGGGGAACTTGTACATAAGCAGATACCACTACATTAGTTGAACCATGTTCATGAGGTAAAGTATGAGCATCTATATTGTGTATATTGGTCCAACTACCTGTAGCTACGATATCTGTATACTGAACGTCCCATTCACGTAAACAGATTTCTATCTTTGGCCTTAGCCAAGTCATAAAATCTTTATTGCAGTCCCATTCGTGTGGAGGATTAGGATGACCGGCAGTTGACTTTCCGCCATCTGCTTCTGTTTGATGTAGTTCGGCTTCTTTAGATTGATAATCCAAGAATTGTTCTATATCGAATCCAGGTTCGTAATTATATTTCCATACCAGGTTTGGTAAGACTTTTACTTCGCTCATTCATATACCTCTTCTACAAAGTATATAACAAAATTAGTTAAATGTCAATTAAAGATTGGCGGAGGTTGCTCGTTTTGCCATTTGGTCAACTTCATCTGGAGCATCAGATTGGACAGGAGCATCACTATCAGCTTCTTGTTTGGTGCCAAGTGTGACACCTTTCTCATCAAAGTTCTTAACTAGATTTTGTAAATCAGGGTTGGCATCATACACTTGTTTGAATCCATCGTAATCAAACTGTTGCATATCCATATTGTTCATTAATTGATTGAGTGCTTCAAAAGAAAGATAGGCAGGCTGACTTTGTGAATCAGCACTACCTATTGTGTTTCTAAAAATATTTACGAGTGCTTCTTTGGAATTGGTAGCTTCAGTTACTTTTTTGGCTGAGCTACTTCCTTTTTTTTTGAGTCAGTTAACATCTGACCTAATCTTCTGCTTCGTTCTACGGATTCTCGTTTTTCTCTGTCAGCTGGTTCTTCTCCACCGACTGCAGGTTCACTTGCTCCAAACTCATCTGCTACTGGTTCTTCAACACCTGCGTCCGCATCAACTGTTGGTTCCATCTCAGCTTCTGGATCTTCTGCTGGAGCCTCTGGGTCTGCACCCATTGTTGCCGGAGCGCCTTCGCCTGTTATAATGGCTACGCCACCTGTTAGTGCTTCTCTAGTAGTTTCAAAAACTGTGTATAAATTTTCTAATGCTGGTTTTACAGTATTAATGAATTCTTCGCTCTTTTCAGAACCAAGTTCGTCTCTGATCTTATCGCCTAATTCTAGCATTGATTCAGTTTGCATTTCTGCTGTGTCTTCCATCCAGCCTGTAACTCTGTCAACCATGTCCTTTGCGGCCATAGTTAATGTAGCGGCTTCTTCTGCGCCTTCTGTTACTTCTACGTCTTCATTTTTCTTTGCAATAGCCTTTTGTAAGCCTGCGGGTAATTTCTTTTGTTTTGCAGATAAGCCTTTTTTATCATCTTTGTCATCACCTTTTTCGTCTGCGGCTTTTGACATTGGCTCTTTTTTATCACCATCTTTGTCTAAGTCTAAAAAGTCTGGTTTTGCCTTTTCGGCAAGTTTAGTTCTCTCTGCAATTTCTTGGTTGATTACGTCTAGGAACATTCTACCTTTTTGGTATGCATCACTTGTATGAACTGTATCGAAACTTTCGTTGGTTTCAACTTGACTTAACTGTGTACGTAGTCTGTTACGTGCATCTTCAAGCTGTTCATTAGTAAAGTCCTGCAAACGTAATTTCGTTCCAAAAGTTTTTGCCAATGACTCATTTAAGTCTTTAGCTGATACAATCTTAAGTTCGTTTATTTTCATAGCTCTCGTTCCTAACTGTTATAGTTATTTATCTTCAGTCGTCAAAGATATACTCGTCTAATTGGCAGATATAGTTCCAAGTATGGTCTTTAGCCAGTTCAAACCGCATTTCCGCGGCATCTCTGCGGAATTCATCGTCTGTTTGCTCTATAGTATGCTTGTGGAATAAGCTATCCATATAGTGCTTACATAGTGTTTGATCCAATCTAAGCACCTCATTTGCCATAGTTTCGTTGTTTCTAGCTCTAGCTTTGGAATATGCTATTGCTCCACGTTTACTAAATGTAGTAGCTACCCTTTTATGTGTTGCTACATCAAATAGTATGAACCCACCTTCTTTTTTGGATTCTCTAAATATTGTATTCTTAATACGTACTGACTTACCTTTGCCTTTGACATATGGAATATAAACCTTCTTAAGGCCACTCTCCATGATCTCATCTAAGTCTGCTTGAAGTTTAGTCGGATTCATTAGCAACTACCACTGTCATTCCGTTTCTATCTACTTTAGTTATAAGAGCTTTTCTTATAAGTGCTTCGATTACGAATTGTTCTCTTTCAGGGAAAGCATTCATAGGAACAGGATGTTTTAGTTTTTCTAATACTTCCTTTTCCTCATTACTTGTATGAATACTGAACTCGCCTAATAAATCATTTATCTTCATTATACTACCTTCCCAGCCATTGGGTTAGTACCACCCGTTGCCTGGTCTGCTTTTTGTTTAACTACTTGATCTAATTCTTTTTTATTGTATACAAATGCTGTGGGTTCGCCCTTTTTGGCTAATGGATTTTTTAATGTAACCATATCACCTTTAATATCATCTATATCGAATTCAGTCTCTTTTCCCCCTTGAGTGGGTATTGCTAATTTACTTCCTTTTTTAAGGATAGCCTGTGTGACTTTGTCTTGTGCTTGTTGAACAGCTTTAACTGCCTTGGTACCTATGCCTTTGGCTTTATTGGCACCAACCTTTCCTAATTGAGCTCCCATCTTTACTCCAGCCTTGGCCGCGGCTGATCCCATCTTAGCACCTACACGACCAACGGCCGCTAATGCAGGAACTACTTCAACAATTTCTTGTTCTTGTACAGGTTTTGTAAAATCCTTTGCTCTCATTATTTTCTTCTTCCAGTTTTAAATTTCTTTCTACGTGCCGGAGCCTTTCTATAACGTTTCTGTGTCTGTGGCTTGTTAGCAGTAGTTAGTCTTTTAGTTAATCCACCAGCCCTTTTAATACGTTGGCTCTTAACTTTCATTACACTTCCTTTACGTGCTTTAGCTCTCTTAATATTTAATGCACTACCAACCTTCTTCTGTGCATTACAGGTTGCCGGTTGTGCTACAATACGTCCTTTACGTGAGCCAGATGTGCATCTGTATTTGCGAACAAGTTTACCCTTGTTTCTACCCCAAATTTGGATAACACCTTCTTTAATAGATTCAGTCATTATCTCTTTAATAAGCATTATCTACGTCCAGCTTTGTTTAACGCCTGTACTCTACGTGAAGCTGGGTTAGTACGTTTTGTACGTCTGGCCTTCCTCATCATACGAGCACCTATTCTAGCTCTAGTGCGTTTTAATGTTAGTCGTGCTTTCATATTAGGAGCCGCAAAGCATTGTGCCATCTGCTTTACGATACGTCCTTTACGTCTACCAACTGTGCAACGATACTTACGCACGACCTTTTTACCAGATCTTGCCCATATCTGCTTTTCAGTTAATGATTCATATATCTCACGTACTAGCATACGTGTATTTATGTTTGTTTTAGGGGAAGTATTATATTAAGGAAGGTTAAGTTAATGTAACTAGTATTACGACTATGGTTGACAGCAGTCCAGCAACGATTGTGCCAGTAGCACCTATAATAACTTTTACCATTGATTTATTACCATTTGTAATATCGGCGTGGATATGTTCTACTTTAGTCTCAATTTTAGACAGTCGTAGCTCTAAGTTATTATATCTTTGTTCGCACAAATCAACGTGTGCTTCTAAGTTTTCTCGTTCTAATGTTGTGGCTCTTGCCATCTCTCTCTCCATTCCTTATTCTATCGTGGAAGGGGCCTATATTTTAATCGCCTTTAATTTTAGATGTAATGTTTGCCTATGCACTAATATTTATTAAATGCCTACGTTTCATTATCTACTAATTTAAAAATAATGTTACGAGTAGCATTATTCTTTGTACGAAACGCATTATTATTTATCGTTATTGTTTCTGTTAATCCAGCAATTACTGGTACTAAATCAAAGTCATCTTTGAGGAAATCTACGGATAGTGCGTCCTCTTGTTCAATGGTAAACTTGAAGTACCAAAGCCTTTGTTTGCCTGTATATTCTGATCCAAACTCTCCGTTAGTAATATCAACGTCTTCAACACATTTTGGCTTTGTGTCAAAGTAAGGGTTAGCCCTCAGTCCGATGACTTGTAGAAACGTGTTCCAATTAGCTTGTTGGCTGATAGCAGTCCTATCTTCGCTTCTGAATTTAGTCTGTCCTGTTTGGGTGATGTCTATTAATGTAGCAATCTCAAAGTTCATACTCATACTTATAGTCATAAAAAAAGGGCGGAACAATAAATGAACCGCCCTTTTATATTAGTTTCAGTAACTAACTAATTAACTTTGGATTACGCCGCTGTTAATGTAGTTGCCGCAACAACGTCTGAACCAGTAACGTCAATGTCGTTTGGTCCAACAGTTGTTCCTAAGTGTCTGATAGCCGCTTGTAAAGAAGCCGCGTCCCACTGAGTGTCGTCAACTAAAAGTGTTGCTGTACCGGCAGTTGAATCTGTGAAAGATGATCCAATTGCGTTAGTAGCCATCATGATAGCCTCAACAACTTCGTTAGCCGCGTCGTCTTCTGCTCTGATGTCTTGTGCAGAGTTTGATGCGTTTTGTACTGTTAATAAATAAGCGCCGATGTTAGCACTTGATCTGTATGATCCAACAACGTAGTTGCCGAATCCGTTTACTCTTGATATTCCAGCCATTTTATTTCTCCTATTTTCTAATGACCATACACACGTTTCTCTTGTGTGATATGTTACTAGTATTTATAAGATTTTGGAAAAATTGCTTGTTATCGGCGTTTTTTAGCTCGACTTTGTAAAGATCTTAGCATTTGTACGTATCCTGGCCCTGCTTTTACTATATCGTCTATTACTTTAATGGCAGGTAGGTATTGTTTTACAAAGGTAGATGGAATACTGTTTCCACTACGAGCAAGTTCTAAAAACTTTTTAGTACCTACTAAATTCTTTGAACCAACTAAGAATCTATACATAGAAAGTTCTTGTCCTGATACACCTATGTCAGCTACTGAAATAGTTGGCTCATTGTCTTTAACTGATCTTGTTTCTAAGTCACGTTCAGCTAATAGTTCTTCCATGTAGATGATTATATCACTACTTCTAAGTTTGGCTCTGGTAGCAAGAGCTAATCTAGTTGCTACCTTTTTCTTTTCCATTGTTGACAGTCTATCAAAGTTTCCTAAGTATCTACGAGTGGCTTTATAATCTGCATTGGAGATCTTGAGTGCAGTTTCTATACTCATAAATGTTTCACCGAATCTTGATACCTGTCCGTTTGATAGTGTTGTTAGATATCTGTTGATATTCATCAACGGTAGTGTAGTTCTTCTTGCTACCATTCTAGCACTATCAGGATCTTTAAGTTTTGCTAAGGCTTCGTCATCACCATTCACAAAGTAAATGAAGTTATGTAAGTCTGTGCCATGCATTTGAAAACGTTTATAGTTTGTGTCTTTAGTTTTCTTTGCATAGGCTCTTGCATAAGGCATATACTTTGGATACTTGCTAAGAAGTTCAAGCACTAACATAGTTAGATACAATCTTTCACAGCAATCGTTATAGGTTAGCTTTGCTGTGTCACCCGAGTTGCGGGTCATTCTTGCTTCGTATAGGTCTGATAAAAACTCTAGTTCCATTTGCTTATTCCTTCTTAACTTGTATAAGCTGATCTTTCTTTGTTTCCGCCATCACCCATGTATGCCGCTTTAAACATTCCGATCATTTCCTTTTGGTCTTTAGCATCAAGCATCATACCTAGTACTTCATCGTTTTGGATGTCTGTTGTAAACTTTCTTTTAACATCAGGCTTAACTGCGTCTGTAGTTAACATCATCTTAAGAGTCTGTGCTTTCTCAGGAGTAATATCATACTTCTTACCACTATCACTTACAACTTTTTTGATTGGGTTAGGGTTTCCTCTGCTGTCTAACACTTTTCCTAATTGCGTAATCATAGGTTCTTTCTTGAACCCTTTATCCATTCCAGCTTCGTCATCATCAGCCGGATCCATTTGTTTCTTTAAAGCATCAATGGCGTCTTGGTCGACAGCATCAATTTCTTTTATAAAGTCATTTGCTTTCATTGTTTATCTCCGTTATCTTTGTACTGCTCTGTTAGCCGCACTAAAGCCAGCACGATTAACAAATTTAATATCACCAGTTGGGTGAGCCAGTACATAACCTTCACCACCTGGTTTGTTTCCTATTGATGCTTTTACATCAGCAGGTTGTTGTTCAAGCTGATCAATAATATTATCTTTAACTTTCATAATACCTGATACTACTTGCCATAAAGCACTAAAGGCCTTAATGTTTGTTTTGACATACTCAGTCATCTTTGCCTTCTTGGGTGCAGAAACATTACTGTTCTGTAACCACTGCATAAAGTCTTTGCCTAAGTTGTCTAATCCTGAATCTGTTTTACTGTTTACATATTGGTATAACACATTTGAAAAGTCAGTCATCTTCATTTCTCTTAATTTGTTTTTATCAAGCAATGAATCTAATGCTGATGAATTCTTTGTAACGATTGCACTGATATTATTAACACCACTCATATCTACTTGTGGTGGCTCTTGTACAGTGACTGGAGGTAACACCAACAATTGGCTACCTTGAAATATATCATAATCGGTCAATGGTTTTTCACTACCTTCTGGGTCAACTATTCTATGAATTACAACCCCTGCTTTACTAACGGAAATACGTTTACCTATGTCACTGTCTGTCTTTACTGTATAGGAAACTATATTTGGTTTAAAAGTAAATGCACCGTTACTCTCTTGTGGTGTGTTAAAATATAATAAGTCGCCTTTGAAGTAGCCTCTGTGGTCTTCTGGTATTGCCTTTTCAAACACAGGAAATACTGATTTCATATTACCTGCGAAAACTTTATAACTATCGTTAGGTTGTCCTTTACCTCTACTTAATAACATTTTTTCAATATCATCTGCTGATTTACTTTTACCGTCATAACCTTTTGCAACAAAGCCTGACTTATCTGTAAACACAAAGTCACCGTTATCATCTCTGCCAAATATAACTGCTGGAGAGCCGTCCCATTTAATTGTAAGTGATTGTGTGTTTCCTTTTGTTAATCCTATAATAGAATCAATAACACGTTTCGCTCCTGCACTACCTTCCCAGAAGATAATATCTTCTGCATGATCTATACGAGCACCTTCTCTAAGGATATTATTGAATTCATTAAATTTCATTACGGTAACTGAAGTCCTTCTTTTTCAAAGTAGTCTTTAGCATCTTTAACTAGATTCTCATAGTTAGGATCTGTTTTAATTTTTGCATTGATAGTTTCAACACTTCTCATATCATCAGCACTTGCACTATCACCCATTAAAGTTTTTGCTACTTCGTTTGGATCTTTGGTTACAGGTTCGTTAGTAATTCTATCTACTAATCCGTTTGTTGGTGACCACTTGTAACCTTGTGCTTTTGCAATACTGGCTATCATGATCATTCTATGTTGTCCTTTGAATTCACTGTCAGCCGCACCACGTAGGGCAAACTGCATAAATTTAGGATCACCAAACATTAAATCTGTTTGTACAAATCCTCTCTTAGGATCTCCATTGATTGGTGTTTTGAAATGTACACTAATACCTGTCTTTGCTATCCAGGCTCTATCATCATCGTCGGGTGCGTTTTTATCTTTCCAGGCTTTAAGTTTTCCTACTAGCTCATCTTTGTTTACAGTCGCTTTATCAACTGCAACGTCTAAGTCACCTGATGTAGGTTTGATGCCAGTCGATCCTAGCATAAAATTTACATGGTCAAGTCCTGTTATTTTTTCCAGCCATTTAAGTGTAGGCTCTACATCAGCTTTGTTTATTCGCTGTGTTGCTTCGGCACCATCTGCTGTTTTGAATACGTTACCACCCTCATTTAGTATCATCTGATTTCCTTGCTTCAACTATTTTATCTATACCACGTTTAAACTTACGAGGGTCTCCGCTTCTAATACTGTTGATAAAACGTCTTTCAATCTCCTGTGCGGTATCCGGATCATAGCTTTCTGTAACCCTATTAAGCAGATTGATAGCACTTTCAATAATGTTATTACCAGTAGATTGGATAAGAGCATCATTATTGCTAGTTCTATGAATGCTGTTTAACTCTTCTAGTATTGATCGTGTACGTTTTCTCATGGCTTTGTTCCCTTATACTGTATTTAGTGTTATCAAAATAAAAAGTTTCACAAAATCGGTTGACAGGTACATTGTTATATAGTAGTATAAGTAGCATACAACTTAATATGCGGGTGTCGTATAGTGGTAATACCTCAGCCTTCCAAGCTGATGCTAGGAGTTCGATTCTCCTCACCCGCTCCATATTTTATGCATATTTAATAAATATGTGTATGCACACTAGATTAAAAAAATCTATCAGTAAATTAAACTTTAAAGAAAAGTCATTGCTGTTTGCTGAATTGAGTGCTATTGCATACCTTTCCAAAGCAGAAGCAACTAAAAAAGGCAAAGCAATTGGATTTACTACTGTAGAATATTACGATCAAAAAGGTGCTCAGTCTTATAGATTTATGAATAAAGATGACATTGTAATTGCTTGTAGGGGTACAGAACCTACAGAGTACAACGATATCGCCGCTGATGCAAATGCACTACCAGTTATTGCAGAGACAGTATCACGTGTTCATGCAGGATTTAAAGCAGAAGTAGATCAACTTTGGCCACAAATAACTGAGGATCTGTTTCGTACAGTCAATAAGAAAAAAGATTTATGGTTTTGTGGACACAGCCTAGGTGCCGCAATGGCAACTATAATGGCTTCAAGATGTTTATTACACTTAGATACCTTAGACCCACAAGAACTTTACACATACGGATCACCAAGAGTTGGTTGGTCAGGATACACTAAAAGCCTTGGCATCAAACATCATAGATGGGTAAACAACAATGATATAGTATGCCGTGTACCGTTATGGATAATGGGATATACACATCACGGAGAAGAACATTATCTAAACACATGGGGTAATGTCAGAAGTCCTTCAGGTTGGCAAAGGACTAAAGACAGACTACGAGGTATGTGGCGAGGTATCAAAAAAGGTAAGATTGATAACTTTTCTGATCACAACATAGGTGATTACATTTCACATATCAAAAAATATGTTGATGGTATGGAAACTCCACAAATTTAACTTTTAATTTACCAACGTAAAATAAAAAACTTATTCTTATCCCAATGTTCCTTGGTAAAGCAACCAAAGGCTTTGTGATTAGGTTGTAATTCTCTTGCTATTACTTTTCCTTCATCGCAGTCATGCACTTGCCCAACTAACACTGGTTGTTCATAATTATAACCCAACCATACGATTACCATAAATTTAGTCAACATTGGCTTGTATGTGTAAAGGTTTTGCTACTGGTTCAGGTGCTTCTACTTCTGAATGTTGTTCACTGTCTTCAAATGATTCTGCTACCCAATCATGGATTTCAACAAATATGTTATATGCTAACCATCCGAATAATACTAATTCAAAACTATATAATTTCATTATAATAAACTCCCAGGTAAAGGTTCCTTCCATGTGCCGTGTTTGTCGTATTGTTTTTTAAAATTTCTCATGGTTGCTCCATGATGGTTTTGCATTTCAAAAAACTTATTAAGCATTTTGTTGTTTGGATCTAACCTTAGAACTTCACAGGTTAGAACTTCTTGGATATGCCAATCCATAGGTTGCTTGGTACTTTGCATCCTTGGTCCTTTCAAAAAAAATGGAGCCTTCCCTTGGGTTGGCTCCTGATTAAAATTATAATATACTATATTATTATTATAATGTCAACCTATATTTCTGCACAGGCATAAGAATTAATTTCTAAGCCAACAGAAATTTCTTTGATCACGGGTTTAGTCCATTCCATCGTTAATCTCCAAAAAAGTTTAAAGGTTACGTGCCGGTTGTCTTCTGACCGCGGTCCACAGTAGAATTAATTCTACTATTAATATATAGCATATTCGATATGAACGTACAATGAACAAATGAAAGGGACTCACCCAAAAGTGAGCCCCCAAGTGGTTAAGCTAATTTCTTAGCTATTTCTATCTCTGCTTCTGAGGCAAAGTTTTTGTCCCAGTTGTCTAAATGTTTCTTCATGAAAGCATCAAACACTGGAGGTATTAGTGCGAGTGCAAACAACGTGAAGTATCCTACTCCTGTGTTTGGTGCACCTACTTCATCTAGTTCCCAGAAGTGTGTTTCGCCTCTGTCATGATGATCAGCCTGACGACCTATTTCTATAAAGAACCATGAAGTGAATAGTGTTGAGTTATCCCAAGAATGTCTATAGTCTATAGGCTCGCTTTTTACACGTACCAAACCATAGTGTTCTAGATAGTTAAGTGCTTCTAACTCAAAGTTTGATATTACCCAAACAAGAGCCAATGAAGCAACTCCTAACCAACCACCTGCATAAAAGAACAATGCAAGTGAAGGAACACTCATCATATAACCTCTAATCCATCTGTTACCAAATGATATAAAAGGTTTACCTAAACGTTTTAATCTACCTTTCTCCATCTCAAACAAGAACTTAGATTGACCTAAGTGTGATTTGACATAGTGTGAATAGATATCACGTCCTCTAGGTGCGGTTGCAGGATCATCTTCACTTGCTAATTCCAAGTGATGATTGTACACATGAGCATAACAGAAATGTGCTGAACCTGATAGTCCCATCATCCAACGGCTTATTATAAAAGCAACGCCTTTTGTATGAGATAGTTCATGCCCATAGATTATACCTATGCCTGCAAATATACCTGTTGATAATACAGCACCTAATAGTTCTGCTCCTGCCATACCATTATATATTTGGTAAGCAAGTGCTAACTGAAGTGCTACAAAGACTGGCAACATCATATACATTACTGCATTCTGTAACCAGGGGATACCTAAGGTGTCACCATTCTCATCAACTGCTCCACGAGTCTGTACGTTGATAAGGGTGTCAAGTATAATGCCTACTCCCAATAGGCCCACACCTGTCCATACCCATGCTCCACCTGCCAACACTCCTGCGAGTGTAACAAGTATCAACAATGGTGCTATGAAATACCTTATGTTTACTAAAAGTTTATTCATTGTGTTCTCCCGGCTTTCACCTGATAGTTAATCACAATGTAGTACGATTATAGCACAATAACAAATTATGTCAAGTGCATATTATTATTTAGTTTGTCCATTTATTTTATGGACACTTATAAGGATTTTAGTATATTATTATATTCTAATGAACAGGATTATTTTGCAGGTAGCAACACTGATTTGAACTGTTTGTATGCTTCTTCCCAACTCCACTTGAGTGAACTTTTATAAACATCAGCACGTATAAGTTTTGTACACTGATCAATAGCAACAGTCAAGTCCTTGTCCATGTAACCGTTCACGCCCTGTTCTATGACATCCTTGGGTCCTACCACAGGATAAGCCGCGACAGGTGTACCACAGGCCATGGCTTCTATCTGGACCACACCAAACGTATCATTCACACTTGGAAACACAAACACATCTGCACCTTGATAATATTTGGCCAGGTCATTTCCTTTTTTCTTGCCTACAAAATGCACGTCATGATATTTCTTTTTCAGTGCTTTTAGATATGGTCCATCACCAACCAGGATCTTTTCTGTGTTGGGAACCTTCAATGAACAAAAATCATCTAAACCTTTTTCATGGCTTACCCTACTCACACATACCAGCACGGTTTTTTGATTGTTAACACGTTCTGGATCAGGTTTAAAATATTCTCGGTCAACACCTCTGGTCCAAGCAATTATCTTTTGCTTGAATCCTTTGGCCTTGAGTAGATCAACCATGCTCTGTGTTGTGGTCATTATGTGGGTTGAATCGTTGTACCTTAACTTCATCCAACGCCAACCCCAATCCAAACTCACCAAAGGATATTTTGCTTTGACAAATTCTGGAAATAGTGTGTGCAAACTTGTTGAAAAGGGAATGTTTAGTTTTCGGCAGGTCCTTGCAAACATGATGCCAATTGGCCCTTCTGGTGTTGCTATATGTATGTGATCCCATATCTGTTTCTTAAGATGTTTTCTAACACTCCAGGGCAAAGGAAAAGCAAGATCTATTTCTGTGTAGCCAGGCATAGGAAAACGCAAACGAAAACGTTTTGGGTGGATCACTGTGATCCTGTCTCCGTGATTGATTGCGTTCCTGTGCAGTTGATCCAGTGTGGTTACTACTCCGTTGGTCTGCGGATGCCAAGCATCTGTCACTAATAAAATCTTTGCCATTATTTTCCTGCGTCCTTGAATTTCTGTATGGGGTTCGCCAACATTCTACCTATGACTCTGTAGACAAAAACTGCTATGATTGGAATTATTATGTTAGGAATTTTCCATTCGCTTGGTACATCGAATGAATAGAATATTGCAACCGAAACAAACACGGATCCAAAGGCGATAGCAAAATCAATTGCCAGTGCTTTCAGTGTCAGTGCTAATTTTATAATGTATCGTTTCAAACTGGCCAGGATCCTTTTCAACCACTGCGGTACATGACTCCACCCAGTCTCCAGTATTGATATAATGTATTCCATGTAATTCCTTATCCGCTGGGGTATGTATATGTCCACAAATAACTCCATCAAACCCCTTTTGATGGCAATGTAGTGCAACAGTTTCTTCAAACTTAAGAATAAAATTTAAAGCCTGTTTGGTCTGTGCTTTCAAGTATTTACTCAAACTCCAGTAATCCATGCCACAGATCTTTCTTATCGCATTGAATTTGACATTGACCCATATGAGGAAGTTGTAGAGATTGTCACCAAACAGCATCAACCATTTACTGTTCTTCATTACCTTGTCAAATACATCACCGTGTATTACCAAATATTTCTTATCATTGGTAACGTAGGTATATTTGTTTAGTATCTTGATTGCACCAAATGAGATATCAAATGGCAAAAACTTACGCAGGTATTCGTCGTGGTTACCAAGTATGTAATAAACCTTTGCACCACGTTTGGCCGCAGTGAGTAACCTACGTATTACGTTTGCATGATTCTGTGGGAAGTACCAACGTTTGCTTAGACGCCAACCATCTATGATATCGCCTACCAAAAATATGTTATCTGCGGTGTGATGTTTTAAAAAGTCACAAAGGGCATCTGCTTGACAACCTCTTGTGCCTAAGTGTATATCTGAAATGAATATACTCTTGAAGTGCTTCATAACACTATTTAATAAATTATTAATCAAAACCTAATTTGTAACAAATCTGTAACATAAATATTATTATGACGGATCCTTTTACATTGATAACGATGATATGCTGGTTAAGTGGCCCACCTAACCTTGATCAAGGCTATTGCGAT